TTCCTAGAGGAAAACGAGCAGTATGGCGACGACTGGCAAAAGGAAATTGCCGTTTTGCAAGAACTTATAAAAGAAAAGAAAAACTCATAATGAAAACAAAAACTTATGCAGTTACCGAGGGATTCGAAGACGGCAAGCATTTTTATGATATTACTTATTGCCTCAGTGTAAAAAGTGAGAATCCGCGTACCTTTCCCCACTTAATGCAAAAACATATCCGCTTTTCACAGATCGAGCATTACTTGCAATTCGTTGACTTGCTCCACGAGGCGAGCTATACTTTCACCGACGAATATCTCTAAGTTATTGATAGTCAACGACTTGTGGAGGCCGGGCCTGCGTAAACCATTGATTATCAAGGACTTGAGAATCTAATAAAAAAAAGTAAAAAAAAGCTTGCAATCTACTAGGATTCTGTCATACTCATAGGTATGACAATCAAAAACTTCAACGACTTAGTTTTCACCGACCACGCCCACAATCCCGATGGCATTCACGCAAGGCTTGACTTGGGCAACAACATCGAGATTTCCGTAGTAGCCATGAGAAATGGGCTCACGCAGTATGGAGGTCTTTATGGTAATGCCTCCGCAGGTACTTATGAAGTTGCCGTGTTCCACAATGACTCAATGCTTCCGCTTTCGCCTTTCGATGATGTTCTTGGTTGGCAAACCGAGGATGACTTGGACGAGCTAATGACAAGTCTCCAAGGTGACCCTAAAGATATTCATGCCGTCATCTCCCAAATGCATCTTGATAGAAGTGACGCTAGGTCAGATTTGATGCTTGACAATCCACACCAAAACTGAGAGAATACTAAACATGGATACTCAATTAAACAATTATAAAGTTCTCTGTAACGGCAAAGCAGTTTCGCCTGCGATGACTCTTGAGTCCTGCGTTCAGGCGATTAGGATACTTGAGCAGAAACTTGACCGACTAACCCAACACTCACCATACACAATCACAAGGATATAATTATGCAAACAGAATTCTCATTCGAAGAAAAAGCAAACGCCGTGACTAAAGTCGCCAAGTACGAGCCTCAAGGGCTAGAGCGTGTTGGCAAAAAACTTTGGTTCACTTATTTAAACAAGGCAGGGTCGGCTGTTCCTGCTTATTATGACTTTCCGACTCGTTCGTTTAAGTCAGTCATTAAAGGCAAGCAATACGGCAAGAGCGGTTATGCTGTTCGCAATTTGGTTGCTCGCCCCGTAATAGAGGGAGCGTTGGGAAAATGAGTTGGGAACTTCTGCTCCTTTTGCCGTGGGTCTTAATGTACGCAATTATCTTTTTTGGTTGATTGGTTGCTGTTATTAAGGAAAGCCCTCGCCCTTCGGAAAGGCGGGGGTTTTTCTTTTTCTGATTCGTTCGCTAAGTCGTTGACTATCAACCACTTGGGGCGCCCGGCCCGCGCAACCCGTTGACTATCAAGGGTTTATGAATAAAATGCCTATGAGGCAAAAAAAAGCTTGCGTTTAGTTGACAAGCTGTCATAATTGTATTCAGTTCTTTAAAGTTTAGTTGTGGGCTTGTAGCTCAGTTGGTTAGAGCCTTGTCCTCCTTCATCGTGAAAATTCTAGATAAATTAGCGAACGGCTTAATTACCCGTGGAGCAAACAAGAGGTCGCAGGTTCGAGTCCTGTCAAGCCCAGCATTTTCCTGTAGATGCGAAAGCATTGAACAACGAGGCGTCTGAATCCACGCCTACAACCCGAAAGGGAGAGAGGAATAGGGACACAACAAAACACTTGACTTCACACCATAATCTGTCAAACTATATACTATGAAACACTCAGAAAGCGGAACACGCAAAGTAATGAAACAACTGAAGAAATGTCCTGACATCAAGGAGATTCGGCAGTTAGCAAGTGGTCACATGATTCTTGCCACCAATGGACAGCAGTATCTAGCACATTTGTCAGCAAAAGCATTTCACCCATTAAGGCGTTGGCTTAAAAAGAACACCCGCATTCAATCCTTAAAATTCTAAAGTTATGTATTATTCACAGGCACAAGAACACGCAGACCATGTATTCGGGGCACAATACGATGATGTCCGAGAACGCTATGCTTCCGAGTTGGCAGACCTAAGAGCCGATGACGCACAATATGCTTACGAGCAAGAGTATATGCAAAAGGTATACGAGGCGGGCTTCGGTGATGACTGGCAAGCATACGAAGCACACTTCCAGCAACTAGACAAAGACATTCAACAATTCGAGGAAAACTCAGCTTCAGATGTCTAAGTAGTTGATGCTCAACGACTTAGGTGGCCCGGCCCGCGCAACTCCTTGACAGTCAACGACTTACGAAAACTTGCATTTAATTGAAGAAAAAGTTTGACAGAATGGGTTTTTTCGCTTATTGTATTCCTATGATTAAGATAACAAAAGAAGATATTGAAGGAATCGCCACCGACGAAAACGCAGTTACTTATCCCAAAGATAAGGACAACTACGGCAAGAAAGTAAAGCGGTTGATGCATCATCAGCACCAGTTGCATTACTTCCTTGAATTGTATTATAACAAGGAAAAGTATACCGACTCCGAGCGTGAGTATTACAAAAAGTATACAGACCACACTTACCGCAAACACTTGGCACAAGTTGCCAAGCTCCAAGAGGAGTTGAATCAATTTGATTCTGAAGCTATACTTTAACCCTTGACAGAATACCCAAAAACTGCATAATTGAGCTATGATTAAAATTGAAAAGAACGAAAACTTCGGGGGAATCTTCAACATCTTTGCGTTTGGGCGTTTTATTGAACAAGTGCAAGGGCGAGCCAAGGCATTACATATTGCCAAGGAAATCGCCGAGGAGAATCACCAATCTCACATCATCAATCACAAAAACCAACTTATAGCTGTAAAATGAAAGTAGCAAGTAAAGATCCTGCCTTAGATGCATTTCTTAAATCTTTTCTTAAACCAAAGCTAACCGCTCCTAAGTGGCTCAAAGCTGAGAAGGAGGCGAATCGTGAACTCGTGGAAAGAATAAGCAAAAGTCAAGCGATTGATGATTTCAACGCCAGTCTTTCACCACAAGACCGAAGGGACGAGGAAATTTGGAATACGTGGGAAAGGATACTAAGTGCAGAATAAATTTATTTTAAAAACTATCTACGGAAACATGGTGGGTATTGTGGAAGTAGCCCCACAAGAAAACCGCAAACAAGGGGAATATTATATTAGTAGAGATTGCGTTTCTCGTAATGTAAGCCAAGGAACTTTTACCCCCTTGGAAAGTAGTGGTGATGATAGAAGAACATTTATTTTAACCTCAGACCTAATGGGAGAAACATATGACTACAGACAGAATACAACTAATCCGTGAAGCTCACGCCAAAGCCCTTAATGAACAAGGAACTTTCATTGCCGAGCTTTTGCCTCCCACCAAAGAAGATGTTGAGGACGAGTCCTCCCATCTTGATGCTCTTGGGCGTGTCGAAGCAATTGACTTCGACCAAGACGAGAACGAGGTTGACATGAACGCAATCTCACCACAAATGAGGTCGTTGTTCAATTAGGTTCCTAAGTAGTTGATAGTCAACGGGTTAGGCGGCCCCTGCCGCGCAAGTCGTTGATAGCCAACGACTTACAACTATTTTCATTTAGGGGTTGACTTTATGGGCGACTTAACTTAATGTATTATTATGAACAATCAAATTAACTCTCTCCAAAGTTTTCAAGTCGTGGCTGTCCATCGGGTGACTGGTCGCATTCAGTTCGCTAAGGTGGACGCTCCATCCCAATCGGATGCGGATGATTTCGTGGCCGACATGCAGCCCAATTGGATTGTTATTCGTTAAAAAAACCTTGACAATTAACCTTTAATCTGCCATACTTAGTATTATGAAAAAAAGATACGAACTAATCCAAAACGGAATCTGCCTCGACTGGTTCGAGAAAAACAGCACAGGGCTAGAGCAAGCCTACCAACAAGCCGAGCAGGTGCTTGTTGACCACGAAGGAAGCTTTGATGAGCTGTGGCAATTGGAAATTCAATTTATCACTTACGATGCCTGTGGCAAGATTGTTAGGTGTGAGTTGGTGCATGAATTTGATCTTCCTGACTATGGTGATGACATGGACGAAAGCATGGACGGAGATTTTGACTCTGCTATGACCTCTGCGGGCTTCGGGACTGATGAGGATTATGGTTGCTTTGGTGGGGAAGATTACTAATTTTTAAATAGGCCGCATGCCCGCACGCGTACAAATAGACAAATAGGCCGCATGCCCGCACGCGTACAAATAGACAAATAGTGAGTGACCCCGAGGGGGGTCTAGCTTTTGAATTATGTAAGTGCTTGATAGCCAGCGACTTATGCAAAAGTCGTAAGTGGTTGTCAGCCAACAGCTTAGGGAACTTTTGTAACTCCTTGATAGTCAATGACTTACCGCCTTGTTTCGTAAGTCCTTGTCAGTCAACGACTTACGCAGGCCGGCCCGCGCAACCTGTTGATAGTCAACGACTTATAAAACAAGTGTACAAACCTCATGCCAATTCTCGTTTGGGTTAAAAAAACATTTTTGGTTAGAAACTAACCAGAAAAGTTTTCGGTAAAAACTTTAAAAAAATTCACTTAGGGATTGACTCAAAGACCTTTTTCTGCACAATGGTATTTATGATTACGATACTTATTAAAGAACTGACCACTTCCATCTCCGTCAAGATTTTCGAAGGCGGTGAATTTCCACGAGTACGGACTGCGAGCAGTCTGTCACACTTCCGTAGGATTTTTCGTGAGGAACAAAAACACTTTAAAGAGTTGGGCTTAAAGACTCGCATCGAGAGAGAAAACGCAGGAATGTTTGGCTCTCTCCGTTGGTACGAAATCGCTCCACTAGTGGAAGAATAAATTTAACAAAAACGCTTGACAGTTAACGCAAAATTTGAGAAAATCTTATTATGAATAAAAAAATTGATATTGTAGACCTGATAGACGCTCGACTGGGCGAGAACTTCAAAGTGGGCGACAAGCTCCTCGACATTTGCCGCAATGCAAAGTCGATTGGCAACATGGCACAAAAACAAGTCGATGAAGATGGCGAGTTTGCTAAAGTTTACGCTGAAAGCATTGCAGGGTGGATGGAGGAACTTGCCACCCTAGCCAATGATGCGGCTACGCTGTTGGTTAATAATTCGCTCGCAGAAAATGAAACCGAGCAAGAAAAAGCTCTCAACAACATAGCTTAAAATGATTACTGCAATTGTTTTCTTTGTGATTTTTAACATTGCGTGGCATTTCGGCAAAGGCATGATAACCTAACCAAAAAAACATTTTTTAACCAAATGCCCTCGTTGCCACCGCGAGGGCTTTTTGGGCTCTCGTTTGTTTCGTAAGTCGTTGTTAGTCAACGACTTAGGCGGCCCGGCCCGCGTAACCTGTTGATAGTCAAGCACTTACGAAACTTGCGCACATCGACACGCTAATTTTTGGCGTAACTCTTTGAGCCTTAACGACTTACGCATCAAAAAAAGTCGAACTTGCAAAAACTGCCGAAACTCTCCGAGAAAATCGACTTTTCTTAAAAAAAAGTTTTTTTCGTAAAGGTCTAGTCGTCAACACCTTACGCAACAGAAAAGCTAGTTGAAAAGAAAGAGTTTGTCTTTTTGCAAAAACCTGTCATTATGTATATATGAGAATGAGAAAAGCACTGAATTAAGAGCCGTAACTGGGCAGTGGCTCCCCCAACGATTCTGACAATGAAAACAAAAACACCCAATCAAGGGCTTTGAAGGGACTTAGCCCACCCAACGATTCCAAAAGACTTTTAAGACATTATGACAAAACAACAAAAAATCGAAAAACTCCAAAAGGACATTGCCTTTTGGCAAGACAAACTGAACCGCTCACGGAAGCAGTCTCTGATTTCCATCAGAGCCTTGCATCTCAACCATGCACGCAATGAGCTTGCCAAGCTCACTGGTTAAGAAAAACATTTTTTAACCACTTTCGGGTAAGGCTCGCTGAGGCTAGGCGAGCGCCGAGAGTGGTTTTTTTTACGAGGGGAAGTTTTGTAAGTCCTTGATGGTCAACGACTTAGGTAGCCCGGGCCGCGTAAACCCTTGATATTCAACGATTTACGAAAAGAATCCGTTTTTGACATGCTAATTTTTGGCGTAACTCTTTAAGCCTCAATGACTTATGCATGAAAAAAAGTCGAACTTACCAAAAACTCAGATTTTGCTCCGCAGACAGATATTTTTTTCTTCTTTTTTATTTCTTTGATTATCAGCAAGTTATGAAACAAAAAGTTAGCTGAAAACGAATTAGTTTGTCTTTTTGAAAAAACCTGTCATAATGTATTTATAAACAATCGAGAAAGGCAATGAAAATGAAAATCCCACACTAAGAGCCGTAAATGGGCAGTGGCTCCCCCAACGATTTCAAAGACAGTATGACAAAACAAGAAAAAATCAAAAAGCTCGAAAGAGATCTCGCTTGGTGGGAAGCCAAGCTCAACCGTTCCCGTAAGCCTTCGCTTGCGTCGATGCGTGCCATGCACGCAAACCACATCCGCAATGAGCTTGCCAAGCTCAAGGCTGAGTGAGAAAAACATTTTCTAACCGCTTTCGGGTAAGGCTCGCTGAGGCTAGGCGAGCACCGAGAGCGGTTTTTTTTACGAGGGGAAGATTCATAAGTTGTTGTTAGTCAACGACTTAGGTGGCCCGGGCCGCGTAAACCCTTGATAGTCAACGACTTACGAAAACAATTTGTTTTTGAGCGGTTGAATTTCTGCGTAACTTATTGAGCGTCAGCAACTTATGCACGAAAAAAAGTCGAACTTCACGAAAAGTCGATTTTTGCCCCGAAGGAGATGAAGAAAAAGACAAAAAAAATTCATTCTTTTCTCTTTGATTATCAATGCCTTACGCATCTGAAAGTTAACTGCATACGAATGTTGTTGCTGTTTTTCTATATTAGTCTATTATAGAGGCATGATAGAAAAAGCTTCAAGAATAGAACTCATCCGCAAGGCTCACGCCGTTGCCCTAGCTGAAAAGGGCGACACCGAACTGGAAAGCGTTGTTCACGCTTCCACCGAGGACATCGAGGACGAAGTCAACGGCTGGACTCCAGCCGAGGAAGTCGATTTCGACCAAGACGAGAACCTCGTTGATATGGACGCTGTAAGTCCCGAACTCAAAGCAATCTTCAGCTAAGGAAAACAATTATGTATATACTGCAATCCATCGCAAACCACGCCAACGCAGTTTGGCAAACTGAAACCCTGCCAATGCCACAGGCAAAGGCCGACAAGCTCATTCGGGTTCGCTTGGCGAACTCGACTGGCAATCGTCGCTTTCGACTTGTCAAGGCATGAGACAGCCAAAAGTCAGAATCCCTTTCGTTTTCACTAAGTCACGCCCTCACAAGGTCAAGACCAAGTACAGTCGTAAGAACAAACACAAAAAACATTATTGAACCATGAATGCCGTAAAGGATAGGGATTATGCAGGGCGTTGCAAGCGTAACCAAGCCAAGTGGGACGCTTACACAAGCGGCAATTGCTATGTGCTATATTACCAGAATCGCACTGGTGACCACAGCGGCAGGGTACAAGCGTATGGTAAGACCCCAGTCGATGCGGTCAAGCGTTGGTATCGTGGGCTTGATGGCAACGACACTTGGAAGCGTCAATGTGTCAAGGTTGTCGCAGTCTATACTTGTGCCAACACTCAAACAGGACAAGCGGGTGATTTGCTTGTCGGGCAAGCTCAAGATTCTTTTCCCTACTAAAAAACATTTTCTCACCACATAAACACAAACTAACCAAGTAAACACAATGAACATTATCGAACGATTAGAAATTCTCGCCAAGCCCGTCAAAGCCGTAGCCTATTCGCTCAGCTTATACATTGTCAGCATCGTGCTAATGGATTGGATTAGATTCGTAAGTAGTTGACAGTCAACGACTTAGGCGGCCCGGCCCGCGCAACCTGTTGATAGTCAAGCACTTACGCAACTCACGGACACATTGCGTGCCAATCTGTTTTTGAGCAGTTCATTTTCTACGTAAGTCATTACAACTCAACCACTTACGCCACAAAAAAAGTCGAACTTGCGAAAACCTTTGCGAGTCGCAAAAAAAAGTAAAAAAAGATAACATTTTTATTTCGTTGATCATTAAGCACTTACGCATCAAAAGATTACTTTATGAAAAAAAGTTTGCGTTTTAGGGAATTTCTGTCATTATATAGGTATGATTAAGATTAAGAAAGAGATCTCCATCCTTCGGGAAGTCCTTGTGGACTCCGTCCTCACTCCTGCCGAGCGGCAGTCAATCTATCGGCAGATTGCCGAGCTTGAGCAAAAGCTTGAGCTTGAAAAAGCCGTTGCTTATTTTGGCGGTCTATGCAAGCACATAGACGAGGGCAAACGCCCTTTGGCTTGCGGCAGTAGCCAAACCCATTTCGGCTTCCACAGCCGATAGGCAAAAAAACATTTCTTAACCAAAAAACATTTTTTAACCATTATGACAAAACAAGAAAAAATCGCAAAACTAGAAAAAGACCTCGCTTGGTGGGAAGCCAAGCTGAACCGCTCTCGTAAGCCTTCGCTTGCGTCGATGCGTGCCATGCACGCAAACCATATCCGCAACGAGCTTGCGAAGCTCAAAAAAAGTTGAGGAAAAGCTTGACTCAAACCCATCTTTAAACTAGATTTAAGGCATGATACAAAACGAACAAAACCGAGTTGCAGAACATTCCCCATTCAATCGCCCTTTGCGGATTGCCGAAACGATTGCCTTTCATCAAGAGCGTGCAAGCTTTTGGTTGCGTTGTGCTGGCATGGCTCGCACTTTGCTTTCCCAAACAGAACGCAATGCCCACGCACAAAAGCACCTTGAGCAAGCCAAGCTTTTGGAATTTGAATTAAACGACAACCAGTAAAACACAAAAAACATGTATTACCTTATACGCTTAAACGATTATCATTTTGTAGGCAAAGCTTGCGAACAGCTTGCAAGCCAAGAAAACGCATTCAAGTTTACTTCTCGCGTTCATGCCGAGAATGTTTTGGACGCGTGGCAAGTGAATCACTCCAACGCTCGACTTCTCGAAGTCAACGAATGGGAGCGATGCGTAAAGCCCGCTTTAGAAGAAGATGCGGGAGAAGAAGATATTTCGTGGGAATTTGAACCCCCTTATTGAGAATCAAAAAAACATTTTTTAACCAAAAAACATGATTGAACTATTTATAGCTTTTTCACCCTTACTGCTTCCTTGCGTGGTCGTCTGGTTTCTTTCGTAAGTCGTTGCTAGTCAACGACTTAGGGAGGCCGGCCCGCGCAAACCCTTGATAGTCAACGCCTTACGCAACTTTCAGAGTATAGCTGATTACCTTAACGCCAGAAAAACATTTGTCAACCAAAAAATTACAAAAAACATTTTCTAACCATTTGCACGCAGTAGTCAAACTACTTAACTGCATGAAAAACTTTTTTCAAAAAACTTGCTTGGGAGGCTTGACAGAACCGCGTTTATCGCTTAGTTTAGTATTATATTATTCAAAACAACTAACCAAAAAACATGATGGAAAAACTAAACGAAATCCTTGGAAACATTAAAGAAGTTTCCTTTACTGATCAAGTCGACTTAGACGGCAATTACTTTGCCGCTTGCATGTACAAGACGCAGAGAGTCGATGATTGGGACAAGTACGACGAACTCTTCATGCCTGAAGTCTACGCAAACCGAGAGGCTTATGCAGAAGTTTCTTTTTTCTTCCATTCTCAAGATGGTAAGTCAACGCAAGCATCTGTTGCCTTATATCTAGAGCTTTGCGATAGGGAAGTAATTATTGATCCCGATTTCGTTTCTATTACAGACGAAAACGATCATCTAGTTTGGCAAGGTAAGTTTCTTGACCTTCCCAAAGAATGGCGTTTGTTCATTGATACGCTAGACGCTGATCTCGTACTCGAAGAAGAATTATTAGAAAGGGTTTAAAATGTTGGATATACTATTAGTTTTAGGAGTTCAAGCTTTTGTTGTGCTGTATCTTATAGGATTAGCTTACTGGATTAGCAAGCATATCTGATGATTCTACTAGCATGTGCCGTGGCGTTTCTAACCATTGTCTGGAGTTTCTGGAAAGGTTTGAATTCTTAAAAAATTGCCAGTTTATTTTTCTTTTAACAAATTAGCTTGACACCTTCGGGGAATTTTGGTTGCACCCCCTCCCGTTTTTTTAAATTTAACGCGAGAGATTTTTTTTCGAGCGGAGGGGGGGGTACTTTTTTTCAATATCAAAATTCAATATAGTCATTTGAAAAAACGGCGTAATCAAAAAAAAATCCGGACCCTATTTTTTCCAGATGTTTGAAAAAACAAAGAAAGAGGCATATAATAGAATATACTTTGGGGTAAAGTATAATGGGACATTGTCCCGAGGGAGCCTCCGGTGCACACGGGGGCTCCTTTTTATTATTTAAGAAAGGACTAAGTTATGTTCGAAGCGCGCGATTACTCCAGATAATCCATGATGGGTGGTGGAGGTGCATCTATATTCGAGTGGTAATAAAAAATGACAGACATGGAATAAAAAGCGCTCATCGAGGTTAACTATAAACCACGCAGGGTTATTGGCATCAAAGGGCTGCTTGGACTCCACGACTTCATGGCAGAACTCCCATAGAAGCCTTCTGGCCGGTGACCCCATTATTACTCTTTCTTTTTGTGTTCTTTAAGAACTGCCTCTACCAACGAAGAAACGGTTTTCATTTTACCCTCGCGCATAAGTTCGGCGGGGGTTTTATCTTCATGTTCTTGAAGAGGTGTGTTGAGCCACACGGTGGCCCCATAAATACTATGGGTTTTCGCTATGGCGTTCATGACTTCATATTTGGTAAGAGGGACTTCCCCAATAATTACCTCGATATTATCGGAAGTTTTTTTGATTGAACTTTTCTGTATTTTCTTCGTCACGGTAATATATACACTAAAATTTCGTGTATATACATAAGTAGAATAGAAAGAATGCCAAAAACCCGTAAAATTGAGATCCCTCAATTAAAGCTGACTTTCAGAGTAAACAGTCTTCGACTAACTGAAAAGCAGAAGCTTTTTCTCTCTCTAGCTCTAGACCCCAAGACGAACATTATGTTTGTGAGTGGTCCAGCGGGATCTACCAAAACGTACATGGCTGTATATGCAGCATTGCGCTATTTGAGTTCGGAAGAGGCGTTGGATTTATTATATGTGCGTACTGTAATTGAAAGTGCGGAAAAAGGATTGGGAGCTTTACCGGGAGATATAGATGAGAAGTTTAATCCTTACTTGATGCCATTGGAAGACAAATTAACTGAGATGCTTCCTAAAACAAATACGGCAAAAGCTGAGATGTTTGACGCGGGGCGTATTCAAGCTATGCCGATTAATTATTTAAGGGGAGCAAATTGGACAGATAAAATAGTAGTAGCGGATGAAGCGCAAAATTTTAGTTTTAAAGAATTGACTACATTAATAACTCGATTAGGAAAAAACAGTAAGTTATTTATATGTGGTGATTTCATGCAAAGCGACATTAATGGGAAATCGGGGTATAAAAAAATGTTTAATACCTTTAATGATGAAGAAAGCCGCAAGAAAGGCATTCATTCTTTCTCATTTACTAAGGAAGATATCATGAGGAGCCCTTTGCAAAAGTTTATAATAGGAAAACTAGAAAAAGAAATAGTGTAATTAAGTGCATGGATGGCTTATATACTATACTGGCAGCTGTTATTTCGGCAACGGCAACTATTACCAGCGTTTGGTTGACGCGAAAAATAATACATCGCAAAAAAAGAGATGCTATTGTTGATGAGACTATTCAGAACGCTAATGTTTATACGGCGCTTGAGTATCTCTTGGGAGAATCCGGAGGTGACAGAGCTTATATTATGGAATTTCATAATGGCGAACATTATTTCTCGGGACGAGGGCAGCAGAAATTTAGTTGTACTTATGAAGTAGTAAAGAGCGGAATTAGCGCAGAGTTTGGAAATTCCCAAAATCATCGTATTTCTAATTTTCATCATTATATTAGCGAGGTGGTAAACGACGGAAGTTTTGCTTATAGTAAGATTGCTGATATTCCAGACACGGCTTTTAAAGCTTTATTAAAGGACAAAGGGGTGGCGAGCATTTTTAATGTTCCATTGAAAACCTTAAATGGAAAAGTGATTGGTATACTTGGAGTAGATTACGTTAAGTCTTCACATCTCTTCAAAGAAGGGACTTTGGAGTTTATGCGTCGCCAAGCTCGTATAATGACGGGCTATCTTTTATAAAATAATTGAATTTTTTTTGTATTACGTGTAAAATAAGTGTATGAACACTGAATTTTGCATGGAGTGCGGTACTCAATACCAGTACAGCCTCAAAAAGCCAAATTTTTGCAGCTCTTGTGGTGGCAAGTTGTCTGAAGAAGCTCAGGCGACACAGCAGCCCGTGGTTAGCTCGGAGAAGGAAGTGGAATCTCCCCCTACTATTTCCCGTATCTCCAAATTAGAATATGAGATCCAACGATCCGGTCCTACAGTAACTTTTGGAGATTTAGTGAGTCAAGCTGCTCAGGATCCCAATAAAGAATATAATCCTCTGGGTGGGCGCCCTAAAGTAACTCCACCTAAAGGATATGATGTCCAAAAGCAAATTTTAAAAGAATGTCAATCCGCCCGGGAGCCTAAAGACGTAAGTGAGTAAAAAGAAACTAACTTACGAAGATCAAGCTCTGATAATTGACGAAGAATTAAAAAAACGCCGAGGAAAGTGGTTTTTAAATTCCTTGGCATGGATAGACTTTGACGATGTATCTCAAATTATTAGAGCGCACATCTTTAAAAAATGGGATCAATGGGACCAAGAGCGTCCGTTGAAACCATGGCTGAATCGCTTAATTAGTAATCAGTTAAAAAACATTTTACGGAATTATTATAGTAATTTCGTACGGCCCTGCTTGAGCTGTCCCTTCAATCAAAGCAGTCATATGGAAGATGGGAAGGATGCTTTGTGTGGCTTCACTTCTACGGGGCTTCAGGATTCGACTTGCCCCTTGTATTCAAAATGGGAAAAGACTAAAAAAGCAGCTTATGACATCAAGATGCCTTTTTCTTTAGATAGTCGCCCCGCCGACATGCCTATTGCGGATAACACAGCTCCTTATCAAATAGAACACGCGGAAGATAAATTACATGCGGAAATGAAAAAGGTGTTGAACGAGCGCCAATTTAGTCTTTATCAATTATTATTTATTGAAAATACCTCGGATGCAGAGGTAGCAAAAAAAATGGGATATAAAACAACAGAAAAAGGAAGAAAGGCAGGTTACAAGCAAATTAAAAATTTAAAGAAACAATTTAAAACAAAAGCAATTTCAATTTTAAAAAACAAAGATATTTTTGGCAATGGCTAATTTTAAATTAACAGATGAGCAAAAGGCGTTTATTGATGCTAATTACCAAGAAACTCCTGATATTCAGGAATTGACTCGTCAAGCGTTTATGAACGACGCTTTAGATGGACGTACTAAAGAGGGGCGAGCGGTACGAAAGTATATGAGTGAGAAACAATATGCTTACCAAACCACCAAACGCCCCGCAGCTAAAAAAATAAAACTAACAGAACAGCAAAAAGAATTTATTTTAGAAAACGCAGCGGGAATGAAGGCCTTTGAGATTGCCGTGGTCTTATTTCCTGATAAACGTAACATCACGCCTTTAAGCAAGGAGTCGCTGGAGGTAGCTAAATATATTAGCGACAATCAACCGGAGATGGTGCATCCTAAAGATACGGGGTTGAACAAAGGATATGAGGTACCGACGGAGATGGAAGACATTATTGCGAAGGTGAATGAATTTGCGGGCCAAAAATTCAAGAAGGAAAAATTAAGCGTTGGAGTACGAAAAGGTTTAGAGATGCTCATGATATTCCTTCAGTCGCCGCGCTTAAAACAAGTGGTGGAAAATTATACCGATATTAATGACCGAAAACTTTTTGAAGCAGAATTTATTAGAGCAACATGGGATAAATCGGATTTAACATCGGATGAAGTAAATTTATATATTAATGTTTGTATTGATTATATTAATTTAAAAAATATCCAAAAAGCGATGGATAAGCTCAACCACATGTTTGATTCCTGCGAAGATCAGCGAGAGATGACTGTCCGCCTTGCGGAACTTCTTAAAACCAAGAGTGAGGAATACAATCAATGCGAAAAGCGTATGGAGAGTTTGGTGACGCGTTTAAATGGGGACAGAGCTAAAAGAGTACAAAACAAACATCAACAAAATGCGTCTATTTTAAATTTAGTGCAAATCTTCCAAGAAGAAGAGGAAAGGAGCGTAATGGTTAAGATTGCAGAGATGCAAAAACAACTAGTAAGCGAAGAGGCTGAAAACTTAGAATCCATGCCGGATTGGAAAGCTAGGGTTTTAGGTTTGAGAAAAGAGGACTTGATTTAAGAATTTACGTGTATATATAATAATAAGTGCATACTAACCCGCCAATATTTTTATTATGAGATCTACTTATAGACGTTTAAGAAACGCTCAAGACCGCGCGGACGTGGGGACTCACACGATTCAAACTAGCGGGGAAGCGTGGTTAACGGGTGAGGCGGTTTTTACCCAAGATTATCATACCCATACTTATCAAGTGGTACCCTGCGGGGATGGACCATGGGATGGAAAATTCAATATTGAGATTTCTAATGATAATATTAACTATACGTGCATTTACTCAAGTCCTACCATAGATACCGCGACAGGAGTCGCTTACTCAGACAACTGGGGTTTCGCTTATGCCCGAGCGGTGTTGACGGGCTCTGCTGGTGAGTTTTTAATTAACGAGCGCCACTTGGCTTAAGTGCTATGTCTCATGATTCTCACGCATGCCGTCTAGAGGGTAGTACCTCTTTTAATTGTAGCGATTTATCTCATTGCACGGACGTTACTTTTCCCGGCAGCGTAAGGATTGGAACCTTGTATGTTACAGGGACCGGGTTTGTAGAGCATCCCGTTGACCTCTTTATTGGAGACCCTTTGATTGGGCTTAATAGTGGAGTGGATCCCGGCGTCCCCAATACCCATGACCTAGGGTGGCTAGGAGATCGCGGATCCAACATCAATGTGGCGAGCATATGGGATGAAAGCTCTGATCACTTTGCTCTAATTTCTACCACCGATGATTCTAGCCTAAAAGGGAACCTTACTATTTCGGCTTATCAAGACCTAAAGGTAAAAAACCTTTTGGCTAATGACAAAGTAATGGTGGGAAAAGGAACCCCTCTTACTCCTTTGCATGTAAGCGGTCAGGGAGTAGGAAACCAAATAGTCCTTCAAGCCTCGGATGGGGGATCTTATTTAGCTCATTTGGGAGAAGACGGGGGAGGTTCCGGATATCTTCAAATTAATAAAGCTGACGGGTCTACTTATTTTACGGCGTCGGGAGAAAAGGTAGGTATTGGTACGGACACTCCCTCCTTTAGGTTGCAGGCTAGGAGTGATGAGCTTACCAATTATGTTCCTAGTTCAGCCACCTCTACTTACCCAAGCGGGATTCTCTTCTTTGGCGACAATCAAAACGTTACGGCTGGCGCTGCCTTAATGGGGTGGTATGATCGAGCTACGGTTTCTACATGGTATGTCGGGAACGCCGGCTCGCAAAATGACGGGGGTGGAGCTCCAGCCTATAGTGGCCCCTTTGTCGTAGGGAATCGTACGGCTGCGTCAGCATACTCCGAAAAATTTAGAATTGACAGTAACGGTAAGGTGGGGATTGGAACGAGTGATCCCTTAAATGGCGAACCTACCTATTTTGGGCTGGATATTTCCGGTTCCTCAGCTAGCGCTTATCAAACGCGCATACATTTACGAGGCAGTGGAGGCGCCACAGCAAGCAGCACGGATTCGGCTCTAGCTTTTTATCATGGAAATGAAAATGCGGGGGCTACGGTTAATTTTAAAGGCGTTGATGGGTCTTGCAGAGGAGACCTTTACTTCAGTACCGATAACGGCGTCTCCCATACTGAGAAGATGGTAATTACAAGCGGTGGCAACATCGGAATCGGTACTACGACTCCCACGAATTTACTTTCAGTTAGTGGGGCTGCGTATTTGGAGCGGGCTTACGTTACGGGCGCCGACGGCAATTGGATGCAACTCAGTGGGGCGGGTGGCGGCGCAACCTCTTCCAACTTGGACAATGGCTATACTATTGACCAAAACCTTCGTACGACTGATGCAGTCAGCTTCTTGACCGTTAACGGTGTGAATTTGTCATCTCCACCGTGGGTAACAACCTCCAACTTGGACAATGGCTACTCAATGGATCAGGATTTAAATGTGGCGGACGATGTTGTCTTTAAAAATATCTATAGCTCCGGAACAGATGCGGATATCATCGTGTGGGATGGCGCGGGACAGTATTCGGCTATCATGGGACAAGACGCCAATGGTTTTGGTAAGGTGGCAGTGATGAATGACGTGGGGAATCCGTTCATCACGCTACCTTCTAACGCCGATGGGGATGGTATTTGTTTGAGCGGAAAAGGTAGTGGAATATTTGAAGGGGCGCTAGCCGTAGGTCTTACCCAGCCTTCGGGAACCGTAGGAAGCATTGTCGCGACCAATGACATTATTTCCTTCTCCAGCTCCGACGAGCGCTTGAAGGACAATATTACCCCTATCCCCGATTCTCTGAACAAGATTTCTCAAATTGCAGGTGTGGAGTTTGATTGGAATAAAAAAGCCTATAGCCACTTAGAGGGGCATGATGTCGGAGTTATAGCTCAAGAGATCGAGGCTGTCCTTCCTGAGGCCGTAACGACCCGTGATGACGGCTACAAAGCGGTCAAGTATGAAAAAATAATCCCCCTCCTCATCGAGGGCTTCAAGGAGCAAGAGAAAAGAATTTCCGCCCTTGAGGAAAAACTAAAGGACTAAGAAATGGCTGATACAATTACTGACATTCCCGACTTGCCAGCTAATCCCAATCCGGTAGGAGTTGATGAGATAAGAACGAAGGTTAACAGCCTTAATCCTTACCACTCTCCTGAAGGGCAAGTTGGTGGCGGAGGAGCATCTTATGAGCTATGGATTGGAGCCACTACCGGACCTAATGGAGTAGCTTGTACACCTTCCGATGACGGCGGGGCAGATAGGTCTTTCACTGCCCTGTATCCGGACGAGTATGCATGGTACAAACCCAATGCTCCATGGCAGGTCTTTGTTCCTCAGACTTCATGGGTACACGTGGGAAAAGCTCTGGAATGGGCGGAGAATAATTTGCAAGGGGCTAGAATTTGTCTTGTATTATTTGATGACGCAGACTGGTGGCCCGAGGCGGCTGGATCTTATAGAACTGCTTCTTTTAAGGAGGTAGGTATTGCGGGCGCGTTTAACGGGGCTCTAAATCGAATCAGCACCAGCGGAGCACATTTTGAATTTGAAAGTGGTGACGTAAACACGGGAACTAATGTCATTACCGTAACAGATAATGATTTTGTAAATGGGGATGCAGTAGGCTATTGGTCTGACGGCAGTGATTTAACAGGGGTCACGGCTTATACTAAATATTACGTGGTCAATAAAAGCGGCGATAATATTCAATTATCTTTAACCGAGGGAGGAAGCGCTGTAAATATTACAGGAGTGGGCTCCGGTACCTTTAGTATTTACAAACTCCGAGACCCTACCGCCGTAGACCCTCAAAGCGGCACTAAGAATATGCGCTTGCGTCCTACCTTGACGGTAGGTATGCAAGCCGCTACGCATGCAACATGGCTGGATATTCAGTCCGGTGATTGTTGGGTTAATAGCGTGGAAATTAAATTCGTGCCTCATTCGGGAGAGACAGGAGACGTTGCGATTGCACGGGTCCTGCAGAGTTCTCAAGGACGTTGTATAGTAGGATACTATACTGCCAAATTCACTTTTGCCCCGGGGGGAGTGGGAAATGCGTATGATATGGATCAGATTGACGCTGGAGTCCTTTGTGGGACGGAGGGGACTCTCCTTTATTTACTTAATGTAGACTTTCAATTTGATAATGCGACTACTATGGAGGTGTGCCTACTGGAGGTTCGCAATTCGGCTACGTGCTTTATAAATCCCGTAACCGGCGCCACTGATAAAGTAGTTGTGGGGCGCAGTATTGCGAGTCCCGTGTCGGTTTCAACTTGCCAGCTCCTGAATGGTGCTCGTGTGACGATCTTTGCGAATGAGGCGGATAGTCCAATATTTCAAGAAACCGCTTGCGACGGAACCAATCGACTTTCCGGTAATGATTCAAATGCCGGCTCCTCGGTTAGGATAAAATCAGGGGGGGTAATATATGCTGGAGGCGGAGATTCAGCCTACAAGGTATGCATCATAGGGGAGTATCACGCCACCTCGTTTAGTTACTTTGACTACGACACCACCACCGTTGTGGGAACCCCCAATGCTACCCTTTATACCGACGGTACGACTTTGAGTAGTAGGCTAAGCAATTCAACCGATGCCCTAACGGCCGCTGATTACACCTTTAATAGTTAAATTATGAGTGAATTAAAGATAGAACCACGTGATGCGATTTTTCGCTTAGCCGTAAGACGAGATAGTTTAAAAGACAAAGTGGAAGAGGGCGGTCTCTCCGAGGCTCAAGAAGAAGAGTATAACCAAAAGATTATAGAGATACAGGCTCAAATAGACTCATTAAAGGAATAAACTGGATTCCTTAACTTTAAAAACCCTCAGAATTTTATATAATAATTTTGAGGTGAAGAACAATAATTTGGTAAAATACGATACTCCCCACCCCGTGGTGTGCTTCGGCGCGCCTCGAACGGGTACGACCCTAATATGGCAATGTTTGCGCCATATATTCGTAAAAGTGGCCAAGGCGCATTGGCCTGAGATGATGTTTAATCAGGCTGCTACTGTAAGCATTAATGGAGTTAATCAGCAAGTAGAAGCCCCTCGGGGGTTTGAGGCGGTTCCCACTTACTGCGTCGTGCCAGAAAGAGATCCCGTGGATTCCTATATTTCTTTGTTGCGCTGTAACTTTACTGGTTCGGAAAAGGATTTTTTAAAGATGATTAATGGGGAGGTAACTCCCGAGACTCAAGCGGCTAACGACAAAGCCCAAAGATGGCTAAACACTCTCATGAATCAATTAAATTATGTAGAATGGCTTAAACAAAACTACGTGGGAAAGCTTTTGGTATTAGACTACGAGAAATTCTTTTTTAGTTATTCTTATATATATAATGAGTTTGAAAAGTTCTTTAATATTGAAATCCCTGTGGAAACTCGTATTTTTTTAGAGCATGAAACCAATAGGGACACTAATACTAAAATACAAAAAACCTTAAAAGATTTTAGTGAAGAGGATGAGGATTCTCTTATTCATGGAAATCACATATGGAAAGGGTATCCCGGTTTTGCTAAAGATCTGTTGCAGTCCAGTCATTATGATCATTTAAAAAATATATTTGCTGGGGTAAGCGCGGGGAACGGGGGGAGCTTCAGGAGCAAACTTCAAAAAAACTATAAAGACGCGCTGGAGCGAGGAGATGACCTACTTCAGATTTAAAAATTATGGGTTCAGACACTCAAGTTACTTGTATGGAATGCAACCAACAGTTTAAATCAGACAACGGCTTGCATAAACACCTGAAGGCCCACAATATGACTATGGGCGAGTATTATACCACTCACTATCCCCGTAAAAACAAATGGACTCAAGAATTATTACCTTTTAAAAATAAAGAGGATTATTTTAATAATGACTTTTCAACCAGAGGTCAAATGCTTAAATGGTGTGATAAAGCTCCTAAGGCAGAAGTAAAAGAATATATACTAAAACAACTAGAGAATAGAATAGAAAGAAAACAATTAAAGTATGCACCTAATCATCTAGAAATAGAATTAAATAAATTACCACCTATTAAATTATATCAAAAGATGTTTGGGAGTTATTTCGCGGCCTGCGAAATGCTGAACATAAGACCTTTGTTCAGCCAACCAATGTTAAAAGCTTTTCCTCAAGAAGAAGAATATCTGGAAGATATAGAAATATTTGTAGACACTCGGGAACAGAAGCCCTTGAGCTTCAAGAAGTCCTCTGGGCTCAAGCTCGACTTTGGAGACTATACAATGGGAGGAGAACACTATAACTATACCTATGTTGACCGAAAGAGCGAAAGCGACTTTAAGGGCACTCTAGGGGGCGGGAAAAGCCGTTTTGAGCGGGAATTAAAAAGAGCTAGACGATTCAATGCTTTCTTATATGTGGTTGTCGAGAGCAGCATAAGCAATATAAAGAAAAACAATAACTTTGGTTCTTACAAATCTAATCTTCCTTATATATGGCATAATATGCGAGAGTTTACTCATAAATATAAAGGTTCTTGCCAATTTATTTTTACTGGTGGAAGAATTAATTCAGCCCGATTAATTCCTAAATTATTATATCATGGCCCCAAATTGTGGAATGTAGATTTACAATATTATTTAGATAATCATGACATGGATTGATGGTACCCAAGAAATCCGTGATAATTATTCATCCGCGATTAATCAAGAAATCTTAAATAAAAAAGGATTTCTAGAGGAACGGGAAGCGAAAATATTATTATATAAATTTCTTCGTAATAATATTACTTTTGGAGTGGATACTTTAAGTGGTATTAAATTATTTCCTTTTCAACATATGGCAATTAAAGCTATGTTCGAAACGGACTATTTTATGGGGGTATGGTCTCGGGGAATGTCTAAATCGTTTACGACTGGCATCTTTGCCTTTATGGATGCAATTTTGCATCAAGGAGTAGAAATAGGAATTCTTTCTAAATCATTCCGCCAAGCTAAAATGATATTTCGTAAAATAGAAGATATCATGGCAAAGCCCGAAGCAGCCTTATTGGCTCAATGCATGACCCGTAAAGCCAAAAACAACGATCAGTGGACGATGGAGTTTGGCACTAGTAAAATTCATGCGTTGCCCTTGGGCGATGGTGAAAAGCTGCGTGGTTTTCGTTTTCATCGAATTATTATTGATGAGTTTTTGCTAATGCCGGAGAAAATATATAATGAAGTTATAGTGCCTTTCTTGTCGGTAGTAGAAAACCCTACGGAACGCGAGGATATTTATAACCTCGAAACCGAGTTGATCGCTAGAGGCGAGATGCGAGAGGAGGACCGCTATAAGTGGCCCAACAATAAACTCATTATGTTGTCCTCCGCTTCTTATAAATTTGAGTACATGTACAAATTGTATGAGAAATTCGAGGGGTTAATAGGGGGCCATGAGGTAGAAAAGGATAGTACGGCTCATCGGACCATCATGCATTTTAGTTACGATTGTGCTCCAAAGCAGCTTTATGACCAAAACCTCATAAACCAAGCAAAGGCCAGCATGAGCCAAAGCCAGTTTGATCGAGAGTTTGGGGCTGTTTTTACTGATGATAGTTCGGGCTACTTTAAGATTTCCAAAATGGCGGCCTGTACGGTAGCCGATGGAGATTCCCCTTGTGTGGAGGTGGCTGGAGACCCCGACGATAAATACTTGTTAGCTTTTGACCCCAGTTGGGCCGAAAGTGAGAGTAGTGATAATTTTGCTATCCAAGTTTTTAAACTCCATGATGAGACAGGTATAGGAACCGTGGTACATAGCTACGCAGTTCCCGGCGCCCGAATGAAAGATCATATCTTTTACTTTCATTACCTTTTAAAGCATTTTAATATCGTCGCTATGGTAGGAGATTACAATGGTGGAGTGCAGTTTTTGAGCGCTTGCAACGAAAGCGCGCTTTTTAAGAAAAATAACATTAATATCAAAACTATTGACACCAATTTCGATAATCCTGAAGATTATCAAAAGGCTTTGAAAGAAGCTAAATCTCAATATGATTTAAACTCTCAAAGAATATGTATTTTGAGAAAGCCTACCTCTCAATGGATTAGAACTGCTAATGAATTACTTCAAGCTAATTTTGACCACCGTAAAATATTTTTTGCGTCGAGAGCAGTGAATGATAATTATAAAATCCAACGATCTAAAAAGATCCCTATTTCAAAGTTAAACTTTTTGCGGACCGGAGACTTATTGGGAGAAAAAGATGCGGGAGCTAAAATGATTGATTTTATCGAGCATCAATACGATACTCTTGAATTAACCAAAACAGAGTGCGCGCTTATTCAAATCACAACTTCTCCCCAAGGTACTCAAACTTTTAACCTACCCCCTAATCTAAAAAGGCAAACCGGGCCCGACAAAGTACGTAAAGACTCTTATTCAGCTTTGGTTTTGGGTAATTGGATGGTAAAGATATATTACGACTTTAGCAATCTACAAGCGGAAGATCTTCAAGCCACCTTTGCGCCAATGTTCATAGCATAAGTTAAAGTTGACTTTTAACTTTTGTTAGACTTTTAATTTTCTTTAGTGTATTATAAAGGGAGATGCCTAAACGTAAATATACCAAGAAGTCCCCATACTGGGATAAATTTAAGAATAAAAGCGTAGACGAACTTATGCGAGAAACTCAGGGCATTAAGCCCGAGTGGGAGCCTGCAACAGCAGGGGATGCTTTTTACACGAGAGAATCTAAAGCTTATAACCGCAGTGGGTCGGGTGAGACAGGAAGCGTTCAGCGGACTCAAACGCGAATGAATGCAGCTACCATTGTCCCGAAACTCTGGAAGTACGCGAATATTTGGGAAGGGCCGCTGCCTTTTAATTATTACAAAGGGGGAGCAGATATTCGGAATGCTATCGTCTTATGCCAAAAAGCCTATGCGAATATAGCTATTTTTCGTAATGTCATTGATATAATGGCCGAGTTTGCCAATACCGAACTTTACATCGAAGGAGGCACGGAGAAGTCGCGAAACTTTATTGATAAGTGGATGCAGAAAATAAAAATTTGGAATCTCAAGGATCAATATTTTAGAGAATATTACCGGAGTGGAAATGTTTTTATTTACCGTATAGATAGTAAGTTTACTACTGAAGATTTTGCCAAGCTTTCCACGATTTATGGATCTGAGTATATAAAACCGGGAGAGGTTCCCATTAAGTATATATTTCTTAATCCTTATGACATAGCTACTGTACGCAATACTAATTTTCAAGGCCAAGTATATCGAAAAGTCTTATCGGAGTTTGAGTTAGAGCGGTTGCAAGATCCTAAAACCCCTTACGACAAAGAGGTGCTAAAGGGGTTTCCTAAAAAAACCCAAGAGCTTATTAAAAAGGGAGGGTATGGGTATGATGGCATTTCCATGGAGTTGGATCCTGATAAGCTAACTTTTTCTTTTTACAAAAAACAAGACTATGAGCCTTTTGCTATTCCTTTTGGTTTTCCGGTGCTGGATGATCTTAATTGGAAGTTAGAGTTAAAAAAGGTGGACCAAGCCATTACGCGCACCATCGAGAATGTAATTCTATTAATCACTATGGGCAATACTCCTGACAAAGGGGGAATAAACCCACACAATCTCAAGGCTATGCAGACTTTATTTCAGAACGAGAGCATAGGTCGAGTATTGGTCAGTGATTATACCACTAAAGCGGAATTTATTATTCCTGATTTAAATAGAGTATTGGGTCCAGAAAAATATAAAATTGTAGATCAAGACATTAAAGAAGCTTTGCAGAATGTGGTAGTAGGACATGAACGTTATAGTAATACTCAAGTAAAAGCTCAAATATTTTTAGAGAGACTTAAAGAAGCCAGAAATGCATTCTTGAATGATTTTTTACAACCTCAGGTAAAATTAGTTTGTCAGAATTTAGGTTTCAGAAAGTATCCTTATATTAAATTCCAAGAAATAGATATTAAAGACGAGGTACAGCTTCAACGCGTAACGACTCGTTTGATGGAGCTAGGCATTCTTACTCCAGAACAAGGCATTCAAACAATCAAAACGGGACTTTATCCGGAAACGGATGAATTGGACCGAAAGCAGGAAGCTTATATTGACGAGCGTCAAAAGGGCTATTATACACCTCTAGTAGGGGGTCAACCGTTGATGCCCGACGTGGGAGAAGAAGGCGATAAAGGCCAACCCACGAAGACCAACCAACCTGAAGACAAAACGCCTGTCGTACAAAATGTAGTAGACGATGAAAGGGTCGAGCCGGGGCCGGGCCCCGTTACTGTAGGGACCCCTCGGAAAAATGTTCCTACCGAAAGAGGAAGGCCTAGTGGTACCACTAAACACGGGCGCCCCGCCTTTGCTTCGGACGTGTTGTCTACCCAAGATGTAGCCACGATTGTGCACGATGTAGAGAGTTTATTTTCTTATGCGAGAGATGAGATGAAAGCTTCTCATAAAATAAAAAGATTATCCGCCGAGAAAAAAGGCCTTCTTGACAACTTATGCAAAAATGTCATCATGGCTCGAGAAAAACATGAATGGGAGCCCCAGATAAAAGAATGCATTTCTGATTTTAGTGCTATCGAAACTTTAGACCCCTTGATTGGGGTTCTTGAGGCTTCCGTTGAGCACCAATTGGAAATATATCCGGCGGCATTAGTGTATCACGCTCAGAGTCAAGAAAAAAATTCACAAACCACAAAAAGGAGTGTAAAGAAGAATAAGTAACTTTTTATTATTATGGAATTCGATTTTTCTAAACAGGTCAAGAACTCGGAAAAGCTTGCTGAGCTGCTAGCTGAAGAGAAAGAGCGTAAAGAGACGCATAATCGTCCCGATGCAGATTTTGCTTACATTAAAGCGGGAGGAAGCAAAGATGAAACAGATCGCACTGTTCCGCGCTCTTTACGTCAATTTCCCTTATGGACTGATCTCCATATTAAGCGTTCGGTCGAAGATTTAGGAAAATCCTCACTTCCTTCCGAGGCTAAAGCGGAAAGTTTTATTAAAATAAAAGCACGTGCCCACCAAGCTAATATAGAAGTTTCGGAAGAAGCGGCATTGGGCGCCGAGCGTTTTGACGGCAAAAAAAGAAGTGAATTGCCGGATAGTGCATTTTTAGATCCTAAGCGGCGCTCTTTTCCAGTAGTTTCCTGTAAGAATGTGCGGGCCGCTGTAAGTACGTGGGGAATGTATAAAGGTTCCATGAGTTTTGAAGAGTTCAAACGCAAACTTACTGCACGAGCCAAGAAATTAGGGTGCGAAAGCTCGTTGCCTAAAACATGGAAGGATGAATCTTCGGCTAAAGATTGGGAGAAGATTGACACCAAGGAGCTTAAAAGGGATGATAAAAAAGAAAAGAAAGAGCATCATAAAGATGCCGTCGAAGATGACGAGGATAAAATAAAGAAGCTTAAAAAGGGCAAACCGTCCGAAAAGAAAAGCGTTGAGATTCATGATCTCAAAAAAGATATTAAGTACGACAAGAAGAAAGAAGCGGAGGCCGCTACCGACAAACAAAAAGCAGCCAAAGAGAAGTTTCTTGAAATGATTCGGAAAAAGAAAGGTGGGGACAAAAAAGACGAAGACAAGGACGACGACAAAGACAAGAAAAAAGAAGCTGACGCCGGAATTCCCGACCTTGCTCCCGGAGACTACCTTACGCGGGCGCCTATCAACAATCTCGATATGGAAAAACAAGACATTGTGGTAGATACCGCTGAAACGGATCGTGAGCGCCATGAAAGAATGGACAGAGATGAGGATCGTCAAGATAAAGACGAAATCGACCACGAGTCTTTACGCGAAAAAATAAAGCATCATAAAGATGCTATTAAAAATTTAGAAAAAGAAATCTCTGACCTCAAAAAAGACAAAAAAGAGGACGAAGGGGACGTAAAAAGTGAAATGAAGAAAAGCACCGCCCCTCTGAATTGTCCGACTTGTTACTAAATTAGTAGAAGTTGGTGTATATAAGCGTATGAGCGATACACCTTTTAAATATACTAGTAAATTCCAGAGTTCTGTAAAAGCTTCCTGTGCTGAAGGTTCGTGTCAGCGATGGGGAATTAGCGAAGCATCGCTGGATAATTTGAGGCCTTTGTTGCCTCCCGAAGTCGATTTATCCAAAAATATTGATTTATTGGGAGTTGCTTTTAATGGGGCGGTTGTTAATCGATTTAATAAAAATGGAGATGGTATTGATACTGATACCGCTATTGCCATTAAAGATTATTTTATTAATAAACCTACAAATATAGAACATAATAAACAAAATATTGTAGGTCATATAATTTCCGCCTCTTTTAGTTCTTTTGGTGAGAATGAATTAATTACGGATGAAATGGTCCGAGGTTCCGAGGGCCCTTTTAATATTGCTTTGGGAGCATTAGTATATAAAGTAGTAAATCCAGCGTTCGCCCGGATGCTCGAACAAACGGGGGCCGGAGAGGAATTTGAAAATGTGGTATCAGCAAGTTGGGAAATTGGCTTTAATGACTATTATATTGCAGTAGGGAGTAAAGACCTTAGCGAAGCGGAAGTTATTACCGAAAAAAGTCAAATAAAAGAATTAAGTAAATATTTAAAAGCTTATGACGGGGATGGAGAGATGGATGATGGGACCATTGTAAACCGTTTGGTGGTGGGAGAGATTTATCCTCTCGGCATTGGGTTTACCGCGAATCCCGCTGCTGATGTAGAAGGGGTGATTGTAGAAAACGAAAAAAGAGTTAAAATCAACCCTGACGAAATCAGCGAAGCCCCTCAGGCCGCACAAGAAAAAATAGAAGTTTGTAATTGTGAAAACTATATTAAAAATGCTGCTGCAGAAAAAAATAGTTCCCTTTTTGAAACAGAAACTGTAAACAAGGAAAACGCATTAACTATGGATACTAAAGATCTACTAGAAAAAATCGAAGGTATGCTTTCTGAGAAAGTTGGTGATAGCCAGCATGTCGAAGAAGCAGCTGCTAGTGTCTCCAAGGTAATGATGGAAGCTATCAAGCAAAAGGACGAACAATGGCAGGCCGACAGGGAAGCCAAAGACGCTCTTTTGGCTGAAGCCGCTCAGGCTCAAGAATCTCTTGCGACTGAACTGGAAGAAGTGAAGCAAACGCTTGCTGATACGCAAAGTCAACTTGAAGAACTGGCCGAAGCGAAGCGCCTCCGTGAAGCTAAGGATCTCTTTAACCAACGCATGGCTTCAGTTACTGAAGGTTTCGAGTTGGGCGAAGAAGATCTTAAAATCGTGGCTTCTGAAGTTAGCGAATTACCCGCTGAAGAAGAAGCTTTTTCCTCTTACCAAGAAAAGTTGGCTGTCATGTGGTCTCACAAGACAAAAGCCTTTATTGAAGAGCAGGAAAAGCAGTTTGCCGAAAAACTCAACGAAGCTGTTGAGGAAAAATTGGCCGAACTAAACGAAAGTGTGGCTTCCGAAACGCAAGCTTCCGAAGAAACGGTTGAAGAAATTCTCGACAGTGCTGAAGAAGAATCGACGGCTGCGCTTCTCAATAATAACGAAGAAGCGTCGGCTGAAGAAGCTTCGTTGCGCGAGCAATTTTCTCAAGCTTTTTCAAAAGAAAATGTTACTGTTAAATACTAAAAAATTATGGCTATTAGACTATTACCATTTCGTCAGTACGCTGAAGAAGATGTTGTAAATCTCTTTGCTAATGATGCTGCTAACAATAAAGTTACAGACATCGGAGCAGGGGATGCGGGCATCTTTGTGAAGGTCAGTGCTGGGGACTTGAGTCTTGATCCAATCCAATATGAGACTCAATCTTACCTTGGTAAGACGGACTATCCTTTTATTGGTCGCGATCAATACCCAGTGGTCCCATTAAAAGTCAATGCATCCACTACAGGTCAAGCTTGTCTTGGCGTAACGTTGTTGCAGACTGCTCAATATGATGAGAACGATGAAAAGTTGCTCTACTACCCGCAAAAGAAACTGGAAACCCAGTCTGTTCTTTCGGGAGAGGCTACTCCTATTCTTACTAAGGGTGTTGTGACCTTGGCTGCCAGCCCTGCTGCTGCCGGTTTGCCTGATGCTCTTGATGGAGACCTTCCTGCACCGGGTGATTGGCTTGTTGTTAGTGATGACACGGCCGGTGGAACCGCTGGTAAAGTCAGTGGTGTGGCACAAGACGATGCTGCTTGGGTCGATGGAACCACGGGCGTCGATGGGAGCCTTACAAGTCGTTTGGCTCATCGTCAAATTGTAGGTCAAGTGCTTGGTACCGGTATTCGCTTGAATCGTGGCGTAGCTGCGGATCAGTTTGCAGGACCTTCCATTGGAACAGGCTCTGCCAATACTTCTGGTCACTACTTCATTGCTCGCATTGACTGCGGTAACTAATTTAAGGAGACATTACTATAATGAATATTACTCTTAAAAGAACCGACGAGCAAGTAGAGTTGATTAAGGCGATGGCCTCTCGTGATCGCAACATTGCTTATGAAGCTCAAGCCGCTTTGGCTGAATTCATGGGTCCTGTGCTGGCGGAAGTCATCAATCAAGCTCCTACTCTGAGCAATCTTTTTAGCTCATTTCAGTTTAATGCTGACAGTAACCCCAGCCTTCCGCTGGATCTTTACTATGACATCAATGCTGATGATTACATTAAGGTATACAGCACTACGGTTCCCGGGGGCCTTCCCACCAACCAAGTGTTGCCGACCGCTAGCGAACTTAAGTTCACCACCTATCGTTTGGATAGTGCGGTTAGCTTTGATCGTCGCTATGCTTTGCAATCTCGTTTGGATGTTGTTGGCAAGTCCATGACTCGTGTGGCGCAAGAAATTCTTCTCAAGCAGGAGTCTACTTCCGCCAATCTTGTTCTTGGTTCTCTCGCCGACGCAGAGACCAATGGCATGCCTCACGTTATGGATCAAGCTTCCGAGACGCTTGGTTTCACCTTGGCTGACTTTAACAAGTTGGTTACAAGAGCCAAACGTATCAATACGGCATGGACGGGTGGAACTCCTACCGAGGCCATCAAGGGAATCACCGATCTCATCATTTCTCCGGAAACGATGGAAGATCTTCGTGCTCTTTCCTACAACCCGGTAAATACGAAGAATTCTACCAGTCTCACTGGCGGAACTTCGATTGCCGCTCCTGACGGTTATAGGGACCAAGTATTCTCCAGTGGGGGAGTGCCTGAGCTCTATGGCATTGGGTTGATGGAAGTTAACGAACTAGGACCAAATCGTAAATTCGTTAATCTGTTTGGCACCTTCCAAAGTGCGTCCACTGTGACCGACAAGGTTGGCTTTTCAGCAGGTTCGGACGATCTGGTGATCGGTATTGATCGCTCTCGCGAATCCTTGATTCGTGCGGTAGCGACTGATTCTGAAACTGGTGCTGAGTTCACCTTGATTGCTGACGATCAGTACAGCAATCGCCAGCAAAAGCTGGGGTGGTTCGGTGCAGTTGAAGAAGGCCGTATGGTTGTCGACAACCGCGTTCTTACGGGCGTTGTTGTTGCGGGTCACTAAGAAGATCCTAACGTTTTATAGCGTTTAACAGAAACCCGCTCTCGCAAGAGAGCGGGTTTTTTCTTTTCTCAAAGGGTTGATTTTTGTGTATAAAAGGGATATAATAAGGTAAAAGGATAATCTATCATGACTAAGAAAAAAACTACTAATAAACGCTCTCGCTCCCCAAAAAAGGCTAGAGCTTCTACTCGGAAAAAGGCTACCCCCAAACCAAAACCGGTAACGCGGGTTATAAATTTAGAAGAAGAACAAAGAAAAAAGGAAGAAGCTGCAGCTGCTCTGCAGAAAGAAGCTCGCCGCCCTTTTTCTGAAGTTCAGAATCAAATGGAGGTGGCCGATGGGAAAAAGAGCGATATCGAAAAAATGAAAGATCTCGAAGATTTGCTCGGGGTCAAGCAGACTAATCCTTTCGGCACGACTAGTCTAGCCGTTTTGGAGGAAAACATGGATGGTATGGGACTAAGTGACCTTCAAGCTTTGGCTGTAAGGATAGGAATTCTTCCGAGTGGGAACAAGCTCTCCTTAAAAAATAAAATCAAACGTCAGTTCAAAAGTCATCCCGGAGCTGGAGCTGCTTACCACATAGGCTTCCAAAAGCCTTTAGTGGATCCCGGCAGTCCTGAAGCTAAAAAAATCTTGAAAATACTCAACGAAGACATGTAAAAAATGGCGCAGGCAGGAGAAATAGCAACGCGAATTTATGATAATGAATTTGACGATCAGCCCACTGAGCTAGAAAGACTCTTTAAAATAGAGCAAATTTCCGGTTGGTTGGAAGCAAATGTAGGCCAACTAAACAATCTGCTTTATACACAGTTTGGATCAGGGGCTAATTTTAAATTAGAAGAGGAAAATATCCTTACCCAGCTTTACTTGCGAGATTACTATGCGCGTCAAGCTCGTGTGGCTTTAAATATAAGCGCGGGGACAGGGGCGTTGGATTGGGTTCGCTTGAGTGAGGGCGACACTACCATAGTACGTTCTAATCGCGTAGATACCTCCAAGCTTTATAGAAGTTTGGCGAATGATGCCTCGGAGCAAATAAAAGAACTTACCTATGCTTATAATTCCTATCAGGCGATGCCTCGTCAAACAGCTGGCTTTGATGGTGGGTTTATTTCGGGTAGTGGGGCCTATTACCGTTATCCCTTTTATCCTCAATCTTATTAAGCGTCATGGGTTCTCTAATATCAGGTGGAGACAAGATAGCAATAGGAAATGTCTTTGATGACATGCAGGACACTTTTGCGAGAGCGGTTACTGTTTTCCAGAAGCAGAATGAAATTTTTGTTGCTACTAACAGCACTTATAATGCCTTGTATAATCGCTTGAAAAATTCCACTACGACCCGTACTAAAGTTACTCAAACCACTGTAATGGCCCGTATTAAATACGAGCAAAATCAACGAGAAATAGACTTGCCCGGCTCGCGTGCCCAAGTCAATGTTCCTTTAGGAGAAGGAGTGGTCCGCGTAAAGATAGATCAGGAGGGGTACGATCTTTTTAGAAAAGCTTCTAACATAGAAATAGACGGCGAAGCATTTCGGATTGTGAGTGATGCCTCTAAAGTGGGCCCTTTTGTAGTAAAATTTTATACCCTTTATTTACGGAGAGCTGATTAGTGGCTAAAATAAACGTAAAGGGGCTAGATGCGGAGATCGCAATGAAGGGTTATAAAATTTTTAAGCCGGCAGTTGAAGAGCGGGTTCAAAGAATTTTTAACCGCGCAAATACTGAGCTTATGCAGGATTTTGAGGTCAATCCTATAACCGCCGCGTTAGAAGGGGGGGCTAATGGCGGAACGGGGGGGGTTATCGGTTTTGGGAGCCTTTTTAGTTTTCTGGGTTTTGCGGCGGGAAGCGATCCCGTGGCTCCTGTGCGTAGTTATTTGCGAGGGTCGGTGTATTTAGTAAGCATGCGAAAAAAACGTAACGAACTAGCGTTAAGAATGAATTTTTCTTTACCCACTAAAGGGGGCGCAATAGCAGCCGCCCCTACCCTTCCGTGGAGTTCCGAAAGTTGGGTCGCAGCAATAGAAAATGGAGTTTCTAATTTGGGGCACTATTTATACCATCCCCATTCCACAGATAAAAGCCGTTCGGAAGAGGCTATCCAAGTAAAGACAAAAATCAATTCCGCCACGAGTTCAAGCCCCACTCCGTACATTTCTCAAATAATAGATAGAGTGGCCCGTTCCGTAGAAGCCGGTTTAAAAAGACTTTAATGAAGGTACAATATGACCATAAAGCCCTAAGTAGTTTATACTTATGGGCGGACGATAGAATAACTCGTTATGCGGATGCAGTCGAAACAGGCTTAAACCAACGTTTTTACTATTCTAATGAAAATATTGATGTGCCTCCCAATTTGGTGGCTTATTATTGTCCCGATAGGCAATTAGTGGCCAACGGGGAAAATGTACCCACAGGGGTCTGGGTAAGTGGCATACTGGATGGCGACGGCAATCCCCAAGATTATATTTTTGTAGGGCAAACCACGGGGGCAAATCCGGACCCCACTGGTTTAATGATTGATTTTGATCAAGGGCGTGTTTTAATGGGTACCGGTATTACTAATGGGGATGCGAGCAAATTAGCGATAACCGGAGCTTTTGACAGAAAAACTTTGAATGTCTATATAACCAATGAAACCGAAGAACAATTATTGTTTAATACGGATTTTGTGTTGGCAGATAAAGATGATGAGACCTTTTTGCAGGATATAACCGGGCTAGGCCAAGCTAATTATACAGTTCCCGCAATGTTCTTAAGCTATAATTCCTCTGTAAATAAACCATGGGCAATGGGAGGAATTATGGACACCGTGAGTAAATTCAGAGGGGTAGTTATTTGTAATGATAATTATTCATTAGATGCTACATTATCTTTGTTTAGAGATTCTACGGAAACTTGTGTGCCGCTGTTTGATTTTACCCAATTTCCCTTTGGTGAATTTTTTCATATCAAGAATCCTCCTTATACTTATAGCGGGCTGTATGCGGCGGGAATGCAGGGAAATTATGGCTTCATGGAAAAGGTGACCTGTTCCAAATTATATGATAGCGCAAGCAGCGCGACCAACATCCCGCAGAATATGCGCATAGGCTTTGTGGATTTTGAATTATCCAACTTTCGCGTGCCTCGGAGTGAAATCTAAAAAAAATGTTCTCTTTCGGTATGTTTTGCTGTAATTTACATTGTAGTATAAAAATAACTTTTTTACATCATGGCAAGAAAACGAATAATCTATCAAAGTGAGGCTCTCTTTTCGGGGCCTAGCGGCGGCGGTAATACAGTTCTTCAGAACGGAATGCCCGCTATTCAGCTCCACCGAGTTCAAGACATTAGTCACAGTGTGGATGTTACGCGGACCGATATTCTAGAGTTTGACCGTTTGGCTGCATTAAGTCGAGAAATCATCGAAGCACCAACCGTTGGGTTGGATTTTACCTACTATGTAGTTGATGGCTATAACGAAGCTAGCGGACTGGGTCTTAGTGTTCAAGGTCACGGCCTTACTACTCCCGAGTCTTGCTTGTCGGGGATTCTAAAGCAGAATTCCGAGAAAGACATCCAAAGCTGGTATATTGCTACTACTCCCGAAGGTGAAGATGCTGCTCAAGGTCCCGGTAGCGAGTGTTGGGCTTCAGGCGCCGGCGACAAGAACGTCATTGCCATCGGCAATGGGGGTCTTACTTCATATAGCGTAGAAGCTGCTGTAGGCGATATTCCTTCTGCTAGTTGTTCTGTAGAGGGCGCTAATATTTTATTTCATAACAGTGTTGCGAACATTCCGGCTCATACTATCCAACAAAATGGTACTGTTGGAGGGTCCGGAGTAAACCTTACTGGTTGCGTTACCACTGGTACGTTGCAAGCTATGGCTCTGCGTCCCGGTGATGTGACTCTGGACTTCGGCAGTTCACGGATTGATATGGGTGGAGCTATTCTGCCCGGTGCTAGTAACGGTACTGTTTCCAACGTTCAAAGCGTAAGCTTGGAAGTTCCTCTTTCTCGCACGCCGTTGAATCGTTTGGGCAACGCCTTCAGTTACGCTCGCACTATTGATACGCCTATCACGGCTACCCTGTCCGTTTCGGCTCAATTGACCGATACGCAGACCGGTATGCTGAGTGATTTGATTTGTAGCGAAGGGTCTCGGGATATTACTATCGCAATGAATACTCGTTGCGGCACTGATACCGACGCGAGAGCTTTCCTTATCACCCTTAAAGGGGCTAGCTTGGATAGTCAAAACATGTCGTCGACTATTGGTGATAACAAAACCGTTGACCTCACGTTTAGTGTTCCGGTGGGACAAGCTCGAGATCAGGGAGTTTTCCTCTCAGGAAAAGCTTAATAGATAAAGTTTAATTGCTTCAAAAACCCTCCGGCTTCCCGCCGGAGGGTTTTTTGTGTAAAAATACTTAGGTATGGCTAATTACGGTAGGAATTTTGCTCCGGATCAAAGGTTTTATTTGGGGCCACAAGGGGGCACTTTGGAAGAATTGCGTGGAGTCCAAGGGGTAGATCCGGGGTGGGATAAGAGCGAAACCGTCTTAAATGTTTTAGGGGAAGGGTATGCGGGAAGAGCATTAGAGGGAGAATTAACCCATAGCCTCTCGGTAAATCGCTTGATTGTGACGAGCACCGATCCGGCAGTGAGTTGGTTTGGGACTACGTTAGCAGGAGCTTTAACCTACGGCCCTAATCAAAGTCATGGGCAAGATTTTATCTTTACTTCCGGGTATCTTAATACTTATAGTTCTTCGTGTTCTATAGGAGATGTTCCTACCGCCGATCTGGGCTTAAGCATTTACGGTGAAATGGGAGCGGGGACGCGGGGGACTTTGGCTACCAATACGGTAGCGCCTTCCATCCCTTTGCCAGCTAATATCTCCCTTAATGTACCGGGTTATTCTTCCAATGCCGTTCAATCTTACGATCTCAATTTAGCTTTGGAGCGACGCACGGTACCAACGATAGGGAATAATTTTACCCCGTCGGAAGTACTCTTGAATTTACCCGTGGAAGCTACTTTATCTTTTGAGATGACCGTGAATGAATATGAAGTCCCCGACATAAGGACGGTACTGTGTGGAGGCACTTCATCTACCCTGACAATTGATCTCAATGACTGTAACGCCTCTAAAATTCAAGGGTTTAGTTTGCCGAGCGGCGAAGCAGTCGCTTTTTCCTTGAGCGCTGGTATTCGGGAAAATATGTCCGTTAATGTAACTTACAAATCTTATTTAAATTCGGTGGCAGACGTGGCTGCTGTCTTTTCCTAATGGCTACAGACTTTAAAGATTTACCGGTTAACTTAGCAGGAAGAGCTGTTTACGCTACGTCGGCCAGTTTCGGGGAAAGTATTGGGCTCGAGACTTTAAAAAGTTATGGGGTGCGCTCTAGCGCTGGAAGTTTTAATACAAAAGCCGTAGAGGCTTCTGCGTCAGCTACTTTTTACCTTACCAATAGTGCCGATCTAACTACCTTTACCGCGCTTACCCGCTCGAATTCTGCTCAACAAATTAATATAGGAGGAAACGTAAGCAGCTCCGCTTATTTAACGGATTTAAGCATTAATACCGCATCTAACTCCATAATTCAAGTAAGTACTTCATGGATATATTTTGGGAGCAGCTCTAGTAGTGCGGCTACGGCTCCGGTCGGCACAATTGAACCAGCAATAGCTCAAAAAACTACCATAACGGGATATGATTCCTTGGGAGGGGGAGCTTCAACGGAAGTGGGTTCGTTTGATTATTCCTTATCCCAAAGTTATAATGCGTATTATTATCTAGGTAAAACAACAGCTCCAGCTATCATATGGGGAGAGGGGGAGGCTTCAGCGTCTATTGAGGCGTATGCGTTAACAGACACTCTTTTGAACGGGGTTTCTCCCTGTCCTACTATAGAAGACAATATTACCATCGCTTTTGCTAATTGTGATGGCACTTCCATGGGTTCGATTTCGTTGCAAGGTTATAGTGTTGAAAGAGGCTGGGATATAAACAGTAATGAGGTGGGATCCTCCTCTGTTAATTTAACCAAATTTTTATAATTGAAAAAGTTTATGTAAAGCGGTATAATAATATATACTATGAAGGTTAAAGGTGATGTTAAGAATATAGTGAGGTTTCAGGTTAATAGAAATATTATTAATTTATACAAGTCTTTTTTAATTATGTTGGAGGACTTGGAATATGAACACCAAACGCATTTTCAAAAGTTGAAAGATAAATTCCCTGACACTTATCATGATCTCTTGGATCAGGCAGATTATTTAACCGAAGAAAAGTTAGAGCATTTAAGAAAAAGAATTTTAGATTCAGGAAATCATTGTGCGCGTGAAATCGCCGCCACAGTAGAACATATAATATAATTAACAGGATTAAGGTAATGGCAAAAAAATCAGCAAACAGAGAACTTTACAGCTTTGAGGTTCGAATTGAAGAAGAGGTTGTAAAAGAGGATATTAAAAAGGTACGGCGCAAAAATAAAGATACCGGCAAAATGGAAACTATTGAAGAGACTGTTGAAAAAACTGTCGCTGAAGAAGTTCCTGTCAAAATTATTGTCAAGAAACCCACTCGTACTCAGATAGAAGATGGGGACATGTTCTATAGTATTTGGCTGAATAAATTTATTAAGATGGGTTTGTTGACGCGCTCCATGTTGGCTAAACAGCACGTGGATTTAGGAGGAACTCTAAATCAAGACGAAAAACAACGTTTTGCGAGTCTTTATTTAAAGCTGTATGAAAAACAACAACAGGTGATTCGTTATAGCGCCAAAGATAGAGATAACCTTACTGTAAATGAAGCGGAGCGTTTAGATAAAGCGGTATCGGATTTAGCTGTAGTAAGAAAAGAAATTGCAGATTACGAAGCGGCTCAAGCTTCAGTGTTTGATCATACTGCTGATGTAAAAGCGCGCAATAGAGCTATTACGTGGTTTTTACTTCATTTGACTTATTTTAAAAAAGGTGCTGCTGAAGAAGCTCCTTTGTTTGAGGGGTTGGATTATGAAGAAAAGTATGACAGCTACCAAGAGCAGGATGAAGGGGGAGATGAAATCTTTTCTTTGGCTATTGATCGTTTAAGTTCTATTATTACCATTTGGTATATGAGCGGCATTCAAAGCCAAGACGACTTTGAGGCGGTCTTGGAGGAGATCAACGACGAAGCGGATGCTTTCTCGCCCACTATTGGAGCTCCCGGTGCCGACGCCGAAACTGAGGTAGAGGAAGAGGTTCCGGAAGAAGAGCCTGCTCCCAAACCTAAAGCTAAACGCGGACGCAAGCCCAAAGCTAAAAAGGCATCGGCGGACTCTTAATTATGGAGAAGGCTCCCGAAAGGAGCGAGCAGTTTTTTCGACGGTTATTTTACACAATAGCCCGAGGAAGCTCGAGTGTAACCTACGAGAAAGAAGAGGTTTATGTTCGGCATTTTACTTTTGAGGAGCAGGGGCATATTGAAGAAGCTTATCACGAGGCTTTTGAAAAAGCTAAAAATCAAGGTCTTGATACCGAAAAAGACTGTTATGAATTTCTAGAGGAGCAAGGAATTTGGACTAAAGAGGAAGAGCTGGAACTTCAAGGTCATAAAGATTATTTAGATAATTTACTTGCTACCCGTAAGAAGTTGGCAGTCCCTAGTCAGATAGATGGGATTAGTAAGGACATTACCAACGCTCAAGAAAAGATAGAAGAAATAGAAATTAAAAAACGGGGATTACTTCCGGAAACATGCGAAAGTTATGGGTTAAAAAAGAGTAATGATTTGATTATTTATTATTCTTATTATGAAGATAAAGAAGGGAAATCTCGTTTATTTTCATATCAACAATATAAGGAATTAAGTACTGAGGAGTTAAAAACGCTATTTGATATTTATTCGGCGGTGGCCATAGATATTAGCATCGAGAATATAAAACACTTAGCATTATCGGATTTTTTTACTCTATATGCTAATATATTAGGGTCTAAAAATATACATAAATTATTCGGCAAGCCTTTGACCGAGCATACTTTTTATCAATTACATTTATTAAATTATGCGAAGATATTTAATTCCATCTTGGAGAACGCCCAGAATATTCCGGATAATGTGAGGGGGGATCCTGATTTGTTATTAGACTTTGCTAGTAGCGCTTCTAAAGCGGACGAGATGAGACAGAAAAGTCAAGAGAAAGGGGGGTACAGTGTGATGGGCGCAAGTCAGCAAGAAATGCGCGATATGGGGATCGATGATGGGCTAGGAGTTAACTTGCATGACCTCGCCGCCAAGAAAGGAGGAAAACTTACAATGGAAGATTTTGTCAATTTGTCATGATTTAGTGTATATATAATCACGGTTTATGGCATTGCGAGGGAACATAGGGATTGATGTTAGGGCGCGCAATTTTCGCGCGGATATTATTGCGCAGGCTCGTGCGGCCGAAAAAGGCATCAAACCTATTAATATCCGTCTTAATGACAAAGGGTTTCGCCAGCCCTTGGGGCGCATTACGGGAGATATGGCGGAGTTCCAAAAGTCTTTGGATGCGTCGGTTGCTCGAACGCTCTCTTTCGGCGCGGCTGTAGCGGTTTTAAGCGGCGTTGCCCGGGGTTTTAAGGCCATGGTTACTTCGGCTATCGAGGTCGAAAAACAGCTTAAGGATGTCAACGTAATCTTACAGCTGAATTCCTCTAACTTAAGAAAGTTTAGTGCTGACCTTTTCGCCGTAGCAAAAAATACCGGTCAAACCTTTGAATCTGTAGCCACTGCCGCTACTGAATTAGCACGGCAAGGGTTAGGGGCGGAAGAAACTCTTAAACGAATTAATGCGGCCATGGTGTTAACTCGTTTGTCGGGAATGGATTCCGCGCGATCTGTAGAAACTTTAACTGCGGCCTTAAATGGTTTTAAGAAGGCTGCTCTTGATGCTGAAACAGTTATTAATCGTTTGGCGAATGTGGATGCAGCCTTTGCGGTGAGTACTAATGATTTATCGGATGCTTTGTCTCGTGCCTCCTCTACGGCTCAGGCAGCTAAGGTGAGTTTTAATGAATTATTAGCTGCTGTTACCAGTGTCCAACAACAGACGGCCCGAGGGGGAGCTGTTATTGGTAATGCGTTTAAAAGTATATTTACGCGTATACAACGTTCTTCTGTGCGTGAACAGCTAGAAGCAATAGGAGTGGCTACTACTACAGTTGCGGGTAACTTTCGTTCGGCGATGGCCGTACTCAAGGATTATGCCAGCATTTACGATACTCTTTCTGATGCTCAGAAAGCTTACACTGACCAATTAATTGCAGGGGTTTTCCAAATCAATAACTTGCGTGCTTTAATTATTGATCTTAAAGGAGATTTTAGTATATATAATCGAGCTCTCCAAACTGCCAATAATACTACCAACGAAGCCATCACCCGAAATAAAGAGCTCAATAAAACCACTGCTGCCTTAATGATGGAAACCATCAATAGCGCTAAAGAACTGGGTTCCGCTTTAGCTAAGGTGCTGGCCATGCCCGCGATAAAGAAGGTTTTGGATATTTTTAATAGTATAGCTTCTACCATCTCTAAAGCTCTCGATCCCGAAAAAGGAAGTTTAATAGTAAAAAGTTTTTTTGGAGCTATAGGAGATTTCATAGCCGGTCCCGGTCTTTTGATTATTGCCGGCGCTTTTATGAAGTTGTTTCAATTTATTGCGACGCAAACGGGAAAAGCAGCTACAGAAATTTTTAGAATAAATAGTAAGACCCGTGAGACAGAGCAGATTGAGCGACAGATAAACGCGATTCTGTCTAGCAACACGAAACTTTATGGTCAAATTTTGGCAGCTACTGGAAATACCGCCAAACAAGAACAAATTCTTCTTAACCATTTAAAAATGGAAACGGCGGAGCTTCAAAAGCAGCAGATGTTGATAGCTAGCATGGCGCGTTCTAGGGGGGTACGAGGGGCCGTCCTGCCTCGGGGGAAAGCTCAAGGGTTTATCCCTAATTATGCAAATGGGTTGGAAGGGGCTATTGCCTCAGAACGAAAAGCTATTGCGGCCGGCGTAGGAGGGGCAGACCCTAAAACCGCCAAGCCCAAAGTGTTAAAGAACTTTCCTGTAGGGGGTGGTAGAAAAGAAACGGTGGTGGCTAATACTGACGAAGTAATTATACCCCACTATAGAGGCTCTAAAGGTTCGGCAATTTTCAATAAAGACATGATAGCTCAAGCGGGCGGCATGCCTCAAGGTGCACGCAAAGTGTCAGCGGCTATGGGGCTGATTCCTAATTATGCCATGTTAGGGCGTAGTCCTCTCGCTCTGACTACGGGCATGGGGCGCCGAGGCCAACTGCCTATGTTCAGCCAAAAGGTAACGGCCAATATTGCTAAACGTACAATGCCGGGCGCAGTGGGGCAAGCCGAAGAACACATCTATGCTTTATTAAACAAAGCTAAAGAATATAAACTGTCTTCTTTGTCGATGGAGCAGACCCGAGCTTTTATTCCTAATAAATTTGTAAAGCAGGCGGTTAAAGATTATAATAATACCAACGCTCTCACTGGAAAACAAGCGTTAAGCGATAGTGATGTCCTAACCGGTACCTTAAGACAGGTTGCGGCGGGTAAACGAAATTCCGTACGGGGAGATATCATGGAGGATGCTTTAAGGCGATTTGCAAAAACTCCCGAAGGGCAACAATATTTAAAAGGTCAAGTTTATAGTACAGGCGGTGGAGGTCGGGGTGGAGCTTCGGGGCAGTACGCTGCAGATGCCATAGCCGAAAAAATAGCTCTTGAAGTTAAATCAGGGGAATATACCGATTTTGCAGTATTAATGAAAAATCTGCGAGTCCCCGGAGGCTTTCCTTTGGTGAATAATATAGCTAAAGAAATTAAGACCTCCAAGGGGTTTAAGCAGCTAAGCCCTAACCAACAAAAGGCGGAAAGCGCTATTATCGATGATTTAGTAAAAAACCATAAAACTGAAGTTCGAAAAGAAACAGAAAAAGTTTTTGCGCAAATGGCGGGTCGGGATCCGGAGTTTGGTCAGCGTTTGCAAGAATTGGGATATTACAAAGCCGAGGGTAAAAACAGTGTTATGCAGCTCTTGACCGGTGGGGCGGGTGGTGGTTTCATTCCTAATTTTGCGGGCCTCGCCGCTCAAAGAATCTTCGCGCAGTCGGCATCTCGCCGGAGTATGTTGGGAAAACTAAGGACTGCTCAACTTGAAGGATTCTCCCCCCAACAACTCAATAACCTTCTCGCGGGAGGGGGGCTGTCGGCACGTACTGTACCCAATTGGTTGGCTCCTGAAACTCTAAAAAGGAAACACAAAGCGTCCGATGAGTTTGAGCGCTGGCTGGGAGCCAGAAGCACAATTGATGACAGGGTTTGGGCGCAAGCACAGAGCGAAAGGGGAAGAATGGATTTGCTTAATGCTACCGGGCGCGGAAAATTTACCCAGACTCAACAAAAGCTGGGGCGCGAAAGCTTATCTACACTTATCACCAGCTCAAAAGACGCCAAAAATATATTAGACGATTACCTAGAGATGAAACAGATCTATAAAGGTCTGGGAGGGGGAGGGCCGAAAACGATGGTGGGAGGTCAACTGACAGAAGCTATCGTTCAAAATATAGCTAAATTTGCCCAAGTTCCCCGAAAGGTGGCGACGATGTTAGGTCTAGGAAAAAAATTCCCTTCGGTCTATGATAGAGAACCGCTAGATATTCCTAACTTACAAACGTGGTCGGGTCAGAAAGGAATGAAGATGTTGTTTGGGGAAACCGGCGCAAAGAAGCTTCAAGGCTTTGCGGCTGGTCAAGGAAAAGGGTTTGGTGCAGATATTGCGGGCACGACACCTCATCCTATGATGACAATGGCGGGGAAGGTTTTGCGGGGCAATCCGGACAAAGTGACTCTTAGCGGTAAGGCGAGTAGAGGAGTGGCGGATTTAGGCAGCGGATTTTCCGAAATACTCCGAGGGACCCAAGGGAAGCAGAGTACTGTACTGTTCTCAGGCTCAGGAGCGCAGCTACCTCCTGATTCTCAAACGGCACTGCGCGACATGATCGGAAAGAAATTTAAGATTGATCCTGATAAAGCTAAGTTAAAGAATTGGGATTTAACCGGTAGCTATGAGAAGTTTTACTGGAGTCCCGGGAAAGAAGGACTCGGGCGCGCCTATGGGGACGTGGTTAGCAACGCCACGTGGCGCAAACAGTGGCTCGCCCAGAACCCTAGTAGCGCACGGAATCAAGCTGCGCGGGGTTTTATTCCAAATTTTAAAGCGGCGACGACATGGAGAGGGATTTCTACTCAGAAGGGAGCGTTAGGAGACGCCCCTACCGCTAAAGATGTTTTTAAAATGCGTAAGAGCGACCGGGGGACCTTTAGGGCTAGCGAGATTGCGAGCGTTCCTGATTTGAGTCACTATTTAATGCAGCACGCCAAGTTCGCTAGTTCATTAGTTTCGAGTTCTAGACTACAGAGTGTAGCGCGAGAGTTTGCCAAACCTCGGTCGGCAGCCGAGTACGGCTTTGGTACGCAGCAAGGGTATATGTCGAAGATGACGATGGCGGAAAAAAGAATATACGGCCCCAGAGCTGTTCAAAAAACAATCGATTTTCTAATGAAGAAGAAGGGGTGGAGCGAACCTAAGGCCGTTCAGTGGTACCTCCGCCAAGCCATGAAAAAACCCATTGGGTTTGATATGCCTAAATGGATAAAGGCGGGGGGAGACGATGCCTTTATGTCCAAAGCGATGCAGAAGGAGTATGGAAAGGAACAAGAAGTCGCTTTGCTTAACAAAAGTGCCTTTGACCCTAGCGACGCAAAGATGGGGGCTCCTTTCGCGGCTGGTTTTATTCCAAATTACAGACGCCCAGTTAGACTTCAAAAACAACAAGCTCAAGCCGTCAAAGGTGTTCAAGTTCGACCTACCGAGAAAAAGAAATTAAAAGAAATATTAAACTGGTACAACACTAATCGGGCGGGAGGGTTGAGATTTGATTCTAACACCTTATCATTTGGAGCTCGTAATCCTGAGAATTTACGCACCTTTTTCTCGACCATAGGCTCTAAACGCAATGTCGCCGCAATGAAAGCGGAAGGCATATCTTATGATAAAGGATTCATTAATAAATTAGCTTTGCGTCATAGTGCGCAACAAGCGACGGCGCGTTCTGAATTAGGCGGCCAATACCAAAAATACAGAGGAGAAATAGGTCGTTCAGTTTTAACTCCTTATTTTAAGGGAGACGCGCGAAAAAGTTATGAAGCAGCAGCGGGCGGATTGATTCCCAATTACGCCCAAGAAATGGGAGCTCTCCAAGACGCGATAGTTCGTGAAGAAACCGCTCTTAAGGAGCAAGGCTCGGCCGCGCGAGTTTATGTGGATCAAGACAGCCGCTTAAAAGGAAGCCAAAACCCACGGGGCCTTTTGGTCGCCAATACTCGCGATGAGCCGGCAGGAGGAAGCCAAGGGGTTAATCGAGCCTTGAAAGAGGGGGTTGACCCCAAAATTTATGGAGCAGTAAAGGGATTTGTTCCTAATTATACGATTCCTCCGGGACTGAGAAAGGCGCAGATACAGAATATAGAGAGAGATATTAGGCTCGGCCGCATAGACGCAGCAAAGCGCAGGGTAGCGCAGTTGAATAGGGAAAATCCTTCAATGCCTAAGTTAAAAATCGAGGGAAACCCGGGAGGCTCAAGTACAGACTTCAGAGTAAGAGAAGCCACTGTTTCTTCACAAGGCCGAGGTGCCCAAGCTCCACTCCCAAACAGGCAGGCACGACAGGCCGCACTTCCAAAAACTACGCAGCTCGCCGGATTAGGCTGGAGTAAAACAGAGAGGTCAGGATCGGGTGGTGCCGCGAGCAAGTCCACACTGGTCGCCAAGCAGCTAAGCTATAGTTCTAGGGGAGACGTTAGCCGGGTGGATGATGTGCGCGACCCGCGCACCCTCAAACCCTCAACTACTACGCGCACTCCCCACGCGACTACGGTGGTTAGTCGGCTCAGCCCAGAGCAAAAGGCAGAGTTTTCAACTCGAGAATCGCGTATGGAGACGCAAAGGGCGGAGGCTGATACAGAAAGGAGGAGGACTGAGACGCGGAGGTCAATCAACGAGACCGTGCGACGAACGTACGCTAGTAGTCCGCTGGTACGAGCTCAAATGCAGATGAATGAAGATGGAAGCACCACCCCCAGATCTCGACCTTCCGCCTCGACATCCCCAGTTAAGCTCGACAAGGAGGCTCAGAAGGAGCGTGTGGCCACTCCGAAAGAGCGTAATGAGGCGGCTCGAATGTCAAAGAAAGTCACCCCGCAGCGAATAGAGAGAATGGGCAGGGACGTGGCGGCGAATAACCCATTGGTCCGCGCCCAGCTGAAAAGGGCCGGCGGCGCGGACCAACCTATGACGTCGGGCACCCCACGAGGCGCGAGAGCTGCTACAGGAGGGCCTCAAACCGCAAGCGCTTCAACGCCTCGGTTAGCCTCTAGAATGGGAGCCACAGAACGACAGGAGCTAGGCATGCGGCGCGCCGAACTTACCAAGCGATCTTCTCTGCCTTCAGGACCTCTTTTTGATAAAAAAGCCGCTAAACCTCCCGGGTTCATGAGCGGTTTTAGAATGGACGCGGACCAAGCGCAAACCTTTAGGGAAAGCGATGACTTCAAGAAAATGTCCGAGAAACAACAAAAGAAGTTTGAGAGAGGTCAAAAATGGGGGGCACGAGTAAACAAAATGGGGACAGGAGTAGGTGGTTTTGGCAGTATGGGAATGATGATGGGAGGCCAAATGCTGCAACAACAAGCCGCTCAAAGAGGAGAAAGAAGTGCGACTGGAGAAGCATTAGGAGCCGCCGGAATGGGGGCGGGAATTGGAATGATGTTTGGTCCCAAAGGAGCTATTATAGGAGCTGCCATTGGCGCCGCATGGAGTCTGGCAGGCGAAGCCGAAAAAAATGCAGTGGCCGAAATGGAAAAGGGTATAAAAGTTCGCCAAGATTCTCTTTCCGCTATTGCGGACCAAATTAATGCCCTTCAACAGTTTGGGACCGTTGCTGATCAATACAGTCAAGCTTTGAAATCCGGAGATGCCGAAGCGACCGTGAAGTCCATTGAGAACCTCACGGGTGCCATTGGGTTATTGGGGGATGCCGGCAATGCAGATGTGGGGGGATTGTTAGCTTCTTTAGGGGATCCAAAACAGTTAAACAAGAAAATGGCCGGCCTGCAAGACAGCCTGCAAAGAGAGCAGTCGGTAGAGGGTATGGGCTTGGCTTTTGATGCAGCCGCGCTAACCATGAAAAAAGATCCCGAAAAGGGAGCTAAGGAAATGGAAAAAGCCGCGAAAGACGCGGGTAAAATAATGGGGGGAATGATTGATGTTAAGCGTACCCAGCGAAATGCGAAAACAATAAAAAAGATCAGTATTCAAAGTTCAGACGATGTGGCCGACATGATGAAGCTGATGGGGCTTTCCATCGCGGATATTCCACCGAGCGCTCGGGCAAGTGAGAAAGCCATGAAGGAATTTGGGGAGCAATTAAAGAAAACGGCTCAAACTAAAGCTGTAACGGATATGGTCGCCAAAGCTTTTGCAGGCTTGAATAAAAACGCCAAACCCCTACAAAAAACCCTTAAAGGCGTGGGAGAACGGATGGCCTCGGAAGTTAAGACCATGCAAACAGCCTTTAGTTCCATGAGTAAAATTTTTAGCGGTTTTGCCAGTACCATTATGGCAGAAGCGGATGTATTTTCTCCCATGGGAATAGGAGAAAAAGAAAAATTTGCGGCAGGAATAGACAAAGAAAGTCGTGAAGCTCAAGCGGGAGTAGAGATAGAAAGTTTGGTAAGAAATTTTCAAGCTGAAAGAGCTAAGGAGGCTGAGCTGGCCCCCACCCTTGAGAAAAGCGGAGATTTTGGTAAATTTGTAAAAAACATGGGAGAAGGGGAAGATTTTAATATTGTGGCTCAAACCATGGCCGATATTAATGCTAAGGGATTTTCACAATTATCTGAAGAAGAAAAGAATTTAGTTAATGAAATTCAGCAAGTAAACAATAATTTAATGGCTCAAGAGGCTATTATGAATGCGCAGCTGGATCAAGCTAAACGTCAGCGCTTGGTGGAGACTTTGAATGGTATTCGAGAAGCTAACATTATGACCGGCCAACGCGTAAGCGAAGTCGGTCAGAGTTTTAAGAATATTAAAGGCATGGACCAAGCAGGGGGAGTAAAAAGTGTAGCCGGCGCTGATTTCCAAGCTAAAAGCCTTCAAACGATAGTTGGAAATTTAAAGCAGTTTGCCGTTCCCGATGATCCTGCTTTAATGAAATTACAAGGGAAATTGGAAGAGAGTCAGGAAATTGCCAACTTTGGAAATATGGTCAGCACTCTGACGGGAGACACTTCTGTTCTCTCCGACCAGTTTGATTCGGCCGATCAGGCAATGTCCGCTTTTAAAACGCGCCTTCAAGAATTCTTGGCGCTGGGAAGGGACGCAGGCGGCAATGAAATAACAGGCGAAGAACGGGAGACGGGAGAAGCTATTTTGAGGACTCTACAGGCTCGGGAAGACTTAAAAGCTGAAACAGGCAGAGGGGGAATGCGTGACTTAGCGTTCGAATCTATGAGAAACGCGATGCAAGGAGCAGGTTTTCAGACGGGAGCAGGGGATAATTTACTTGCGTTAAGTACAGAAATCGGTAAAGGAGACGCTGCTATTGTATCCGGCCTGTCTAATATTTTAGGAGTTAATCAAGACATGCTCAGTGTACTCCAGCAACAAAAAGGCGTACGAGAGGGAATCGAGGAATCGAATCGCATCAGCCAAGAAAACCAAAAAGAGCAAGAGAAGAGCGGCATTGATGGAGACAAACTTTCAAAGGAAATTTCGCGCATTATGTCACAGGCGGGAGACGACATGGGAGCTGCCATGGCTGCGATGTTGGAATCGCGCGTGGTAACGGCTGCGGCTGATAATGCTTCTAATGCGGCCGGTTTTGTTCCTAATTTAGCACCGTCCCCAGTGAGTCAAGCTGTCGAAACAGAAAAGAGAATGGGGGGGCGCAAGCCTGTGCTGGATTATCATGCTCGGGTAGGGCCTTATGTGCGCGATGAAGCTACTCAAAAGAATTTTGCATCAGTAGTAAGAGACCATCCGGAGGGGATTTCCAAGGCCACCGCTGTTTCCAAAAGAATGCAGGGCGCCATGGGCGCGGGTTTTATTCCTAATTTCAAGAAAAAAGGGCGTCCCAAAGGAGGCATGAAGAAAATGAACGCCAAAATGGCGCACCTTCGCAAGTGGGCGGAAATCCGAAATGCTGCGGATGCAGAAAATGAATCCATTAAAGCTGGTAAGGATAATTTTTGGAAACCTCAAAACTTACAAAAAGCATTAGACAAAGCCGGGGCAGATCTCTCGTTTGACGACTTAGGCTGGGCGCTGAATAATGTCAATCCTATTTCTCAAGCCTTTGGGAAGGATGGGGGGCAGATCATGTGGGGCAAGAGCCCCTATTTTACTACACCGGGAGCGGTAGCGAAACATAAAAATATAATGGACCCGGTCATGCAAAAACTTAGTTTCGCTGAGACCGCTAAGGTTGACGCAGAAAAATTTGGATTAAGCTCTTTACTTCCGAAGTTTCCGGGGTTACTCCAAGGGGCCATGGGGGCCAGTATGGCAGAAGAGCTGGTGGGCGCGGGCATTGGCGGCGCTTTGGAGATGGGACCAAATAGTCGTGCACAGTTAGCGTGGCAGGCTATGAAGGTTAAGGGGCCCGTAGCCAACACCCTGCAGTTAGAACAGACGTGGGGAGCCAACAAGCGGCTGCAAATTGGCCCAAAGGAGGAATTCGGCAGGTTTGATATAGAACAAGCTAAAAAACAAATGGCTGACTCGAAACATATACAGGAGGCACTAGAGAAATTAAAGGCCAAGGGAGGACAGGGCACTCTGGAGGAATTGAGAAAGGGCTTGGTTCTAGAATTAGATCCTGACACTATTGCTTCTCAGATGTGGGGAAGTGTGGCTGAGGAGGTTAAGAAGAAATACAGCACCTATGCCGATGAGAATCCTAAGGGAGTTGGGGAGTATAAGGGTGAGGCTCTCAAGAAATTTGCAGCGCGCGTAACGGGCGCCAGTCTACAAGGGGCGGACGACCGTAAATTCATCACCAACACTTTTCCGGAGCTTCTTGGTAAAATTTATGAGGACACGCCGGAGGCTATCACGGAGGCACAGGACAACGCGAAGAAAACAGCGGGAGTAATAAAAACCGCCGATGGTAAAGAGATTAATCTAAATGAAGTATTGAATGTGGCCAGCCTTCGCGATTACTGGAGATCCGTCGAGGGCAACATTCAAATGGCGGAAAAGCTTAAAAATACTTCGTGGGAGAAGTGGTCGGCAAATCCCTTTACTCCTAACGAGGACGGAGTGGGGCTTAAACACTGGGGGGAGAAACAGGGCTGGTTTCTGAACACGACTTGGCAGACCCCCCCACATAGTCTGCTATCCGAGGCCGTGGATGAAATAAGAGCCCAAGCTAAATCCTTAACGCCGGGCCACCCTCAATTAACCGATGATTACGCGAAGACTTATAAGTATGCAGGAGCTAATTTGAAAAGTATGGGGCGTATAGCCAACGCCCTCGCAGGCCCTATTAAAGAGAAGTATGAGGATCTGGACATTCCGGGAGCAAAGAGTTATTTTGCGCCCTATACCAGAAAATCAGGGGCCGATGGATTAGGAGACCTTTTTGAAGACTGGGGGTATCGAGATTCGGACAAAAGAACGAGCGGCATGGTGGGAGCCTTTCGGAGGGAGATGAAGGGCGCGGGGATGTGGCTCCAAGGCAAAGGAGGGACCTACGACCATGGCGATGGCTCCAAGCTAGCTCAAGATACGTTTGATGATTGGCTCATCCTTGGGAATCTGGAGAACGCCGCTGTGGGACCAGCCGATGCAGTTAGCGCCCGTAAGAAAAGCGATCTTGGGTCTTTAGAAGAATCCATCGTAAATTACAATAGCAAACTAAAAGAGGCAAACAAAAAGCAGCAAGAAACGTACG